TTCTATTTGCGGAGGCGCTTAATGGATTTGAATGCTGTTAAGCAGAAGCGAGTGGAAGATGTAAGGAAAGTCCTAGCTGGAGAGTTGGGGCTTTCTGACGAAGTTAAAGATATTATCAAGTCATTTGGTAAAGACCCCTCTAAATTCCTTCCTACTCAGATTCTGACTTTATTAAGATACACTCCAGACCAAGTAAGACTTATCTTCAAACTTATGACTGATAAGAACTATGTAGCTCCACAACCCGGCTCTCAGGAAGTGTTTCTTAACACAAATGCTGACTTAGTTCTGTATGGTGGTGCGGCTGGTGCTGGTAAGACTGCTGCTTTGCTGATGGATTCACTCAGATTTATCGAAGACCCTAACTACAACGCTGTATACTTCCGTCGAAACACGACACAGTTACAAGGTGGTTTATGGCCTGCTGCGAAGAAGCTTTTTGGTAAGTTCGGTGGTGTTCCACATGAACAGAAGATGACTATTGTATTCCCTTCTGGGGCTACTATCAAGTTTACCTACTTAGAACTTGAAAAACACGCTGAAGGTCATCAGGGTATTGAATACTCAGCAATTTACTTTGACGAAGGTACACACTTCTCTGCGTCACAGATTTCATACCTGCAAACTCGTTTGCGTTCTGGTGCTGAAGGTGACTCTTACATGAAGATTTCCATGAACCCAGACAGAGACCACTTCATTTATGATTGGGTAGAACCATTCTTAGACGAAGAAGGTTATCCAGACCCTGAGAAATGTGGTCGTATTCGTTGGTATGTGATGAATGATGGTGTGATGGTATCTGATTGGGATAGAGACAAGATTCTTGAAATGTTCCCTCTGGAGATTCCTCAGACGTATACCTTTATCTCTGGTACGATTGATGATAACCCAATTCTTGACTTCTTGGAACCGAAGTATCGTGGTAAGCTGGAAAACAACACTCCAGTAAACGTTGCACGTTTGAGATTTGGTAACTGGAAAGCTCGTGCAGAAGGTTCTAACTATTGGCAAAGGCAATGGTGTGAGATTGTTGACTCAGTTCCACCTGACGTATTTGACGTTAGAGCATGGGACTTAGCGGCTACTTTACCTTCTGAAGTTAACCCTAACCCTGACTGGACAGCAGGTGTTAGAATGGCTAAATCTAAAAAAGATGGTTGCTATTATGTCATGAACGTAGTAAGATTTAGAGATAGACCTTCTGGAGTCGAGACACAAATTAACTTGACTGCTGAAAGCGACGGCAAACGTACTGGTATCTTTATTCCTCAAGACCCAGGCGCTGCTGGTAAATCCTACGCAACATCTCTTATCAGAAAACTTGCCGAGAAAGGTTATCGTGCAAGAGCCAAACCAACCAATAAAGATAAAGTTACCCGTTTTGCAGGTTTCTCTGCTGCTTCTGAAGCAGGATTGGTAAAAATCGTTAGAGGTAGCTGGAACGAAGCCTATTTCCAAGAACTGGAAGGTTTTTGTGGAGATGGGAAAACCAAGGATGACCAAGTGGATGCCACAAGCGATGCTTTCAACAGTCTCAACGAAGTAAAACTATTCAAGCCACCTTCTATGGGTACTCACACTGACTTAGTGAGGAGCAATCCTTATGAGGGGCTTAGACGTTAACAATTCAGGTGAGAAGAATGGCAGAAATTACAGAAACACAAGAAAGCCTACCTCCATTCAGAATGGGTGAGGTTGGGAGCCTTGGTTTAAAGGTTCGTGGTGGAAGAATCTACGAAGAACCTAGACAAGCTTTAAGATTCCCAGAAAGTATTAAGACTTTCCAACTGATGATGCGTGACCCTGCTGTAGCGGCATCTGTAAACATTATTAAGATGTTTGTTAGAAAAGTCAACTGGAGATTTGTTCCTCCGAAGGGAAAAGAACAAGACCCTAAGATGATTGAACGAGCAGACTTCTTTAACTCTCTGATGGATGACATGGAGCATGATTGGGCTGACTTTATTAACTCTGTAATGTCATTCTGTACTTACGGATTCTGCGTGAATGAGAAAGTTTACAAGAAGCGTCAGGGTAATAAAGGGAAATACCCTTCAAGATATAATGATGGTTTAATTGGTTGGGCTAAACTCCCTATCAGAAACCAGTCAACTCTTGATAAATGGTATTTTGATTCAGATTATCGAAAAGTAACAGGTGTTAGACAGAATCTGAGAAACGTTTCACACATTGCTGGAGCTATTAATCTGGCTGAACAGCCACTGACAAGAAAACTTCCAAGAAGTAAATTCTTGCTGTTCAAATATGATGATGAATACGGTAACCCAGAAGGTCGTTCACCATTGCTTAATGCTTATGTACCTTGGAAATATAAAGTCCAAATTGAAGAGTACGAAGCAGTTGGTGTTTCCAGAGACTTAGTAGGTATGCCAAAGATTGGTTTACCACCTGATTATCTGGATGAGAATGCTGAACCTGAAAAGAAAGCTTTCGTAGAATACTGCAAATCTGTAGTTAATGATATGATTGCAAATGACCGAGCAGGTTTAATCTGGCCTAGATTCATCGACCCAGAAACTAAAGAGGATATCTTTGAGTTCTCATTAGTGTCTAGACAGGGTGCAAAGGCTTATGATACCGGAGCTATTATTGACCGTTATTCTAAGCAGATTATGATGGCGTTTATGTCAGATGTTCTTGCAATGGGTCAGTCAAAATATGGTTCATTCTCTTTAGCAGATTCTAAGACAAGTTTACTTGCAATGTCTGTAGACATTCTTCTGAAACAAATCAGAAACGTAATTAACCGTGACCTAGTAGCACAGACTTACGCTCTGAATATGTGGGATGATGAAGAACACGTTCAAATCGTTTATGACGACATTGAAACTCCAGACCTTGAAGCTATCGGTGCTTATATTCAGAAGACCGTCGCAGTTGGTGCTATGGAAGTTGATAAGGAACTGTCTAACAAGCTTAGAGAACACATTGGCTTACCACCTGCTGATGAGTCTCAACCTGTGTCTGAAGAATTATCTCCTAACACTCAAAGTCGTTCAGGAGATGGTTATAAGACTGCCGGAGAGGGAACTGCGAAGACCCCTTCAGCAAAAGACCCAAGTACAGCGAATAAGGCAAATAAATAATGGCTGAAGTTATCTCTATTTCAAATGCTACACGAGTGCATTCGTATAGAGGTGTTCTGGTTATTACTGATACGTTATCTGTAGAGGCTGGCTCAAGGGTCAGCCTTTCAGGTTATGTAAGTGATGGTGGAACCTCTAACGTTTTCACTATTTGTAGGTTACTTGATGCTCCAATGAACGGAAATTCGTTTATTTCAAACAATTGTAGCGAAATTGTTAAAATTCCATTTGACAGTTCATGCCTTTTGGGTGTAAAGTTATATAACTGTGAAAATAAACGTATAAACGTTAATAGCGTTGAAGCTGCGTTCATTACCATTGACACAGCATTTCAATCCCCAATGACAGTAAACAAAGAGTCTAACAGACTTGAGTACATTTTTTCACAAAATGATTACAAAGTACTTGTCAAAGGTAAAGTATATGATATGATTGTAAATGTGGTGGATGAATCTGGTAACCATTCAACAGTCCTTAAACAGAAAGTAAGGTTCAATTAATGGGAACATTAACTATTGATGGTAAGAATAAAATCCTCGCCACGCTAACCCCAACGACTATTGTTTTACACAATGTAGACCCAACGGCAGACCCTACAGCAAATAAGGTTACTCAGCCAGTGGCTATTTATTTCTCTGAACCGAACAACGGCTTAATTGCCTCAGAAGATACAGTCAATATTACTGTACCAGCTTCTGCAACGGTCTCACACTATAGCCTATGGGATGCCAACGATAAATGCGTGGCAACAGGTGCTCTTAGCAGCCCTCAATTCTTTGCTGAAGAAGGTATCTATGTTATCGCTTCAGTATCGGTGGATTTAAACAAATAGGGTGAGTAAAATGAGTTCGAATATCTTCAGACTTGCTGATAGATTATTCAACCAACCTTTACTAGCCACTGAATCTCTAGCTCACTCAGCAGCGACTTATGTAAATAATCGCTTGTTAGGTGAAGTTCAAGCAGCAGTCAATTTCGACAAACCTAAAGGTGAGGCAAGAAGTCTTTTAAAAGTTAAAGACGACATTGCTATTATCCCTATTATGGGTGGCCTAACACATCGTATGACCTTTATGGATGCAATGTGTACTGGTGGTCTGAGTTCTTATGAAGGTTTACGCAGAGGCTTTGATGAAGCTTTAGCAGATGAATCTATTAAGACAATTGTACTGCATGTTGATTCTGGTGGTGGTGAAGCTTCAGGTTGTTTTGAATTAGCACGTCACATCGTAGCCTCCAGAGGCAAAAAGAAAATTGTAGCATATGTTGATGAGTTCGCATGTTCCGCTGCGTATGCACTTGCATGTTCTGCTGATGAAGTAATTGCATCACCAGATGCAGATGTTGGTTCAATCGGTGTAATTATGGTTCACCAAGAATTAACTAAAGCATTTGAAAAGAATGGCGTTACGATTAACGTTATTAAAGCTGGTGAATTTAAAGGTTTGGGTTCTCCATTCCAAGCACTCTCAGAAGAAAGCAAAACAAGACTTCAGCAGAGAATTAATGACACCTATAACACCTTCACAGGTTTTGTAGCTGATGCACGTAATATCTCTGAAGAAGCTGTAAAGAATACTGAGGCGAATGTTTATTCTGCTCAGGAAGCTCTTGAACTTGGTTTAATTAATTCAATCATGTCTCAAGATGATTTCTTAAATTACTTACAAGGTTCTGATGAAGCTCCTGTAAGTTTAAACGTTAACAATTCAGGTGAAGAAATGACTGAACAAGAAAAGCAAGAACTAGAGGCTCTACGCGCTCAGGTTGCTCAGATGAAAGCAAAAGAACAGGAAAAAACTATGTCTGAACTGACTGGTAAGATTTCTGCTTCTGCTGAAGCTTTCGGATTTGACGCAACAGAAGCTGCTCAGGCTATCTTAGGCGCTGGTCTTGACAACCCTCTGAGTGTTCTCTTTATGAATGCTATGGAAGGTGCTAACCAGAAACTAAATGAAACTATCGCGTCTCATGCTTCTGCAATGTCAGAGAAAGACACAGAAATCACTAAGCTGAAAGAAACTGCTGGTGCTGTTCTGGAACACTCTAACGCAATGGAAGAAATGGGTAATGACGGTGAAGCAGAACTGGTTGATGAAGAAAAACCTTCTGAAAACGCATCTGATGACACCGCAGAACAACGCAAACTGGCTCTCCAGAATGCTTTGCAATCTCTTCTTAATAAATAAGGAACACAAATAATGGCATATGAAGGTTTTACTCACTTAGGTAACAGAGAACCACTGAATGATATCATTCTTTGGGAACAGATTACACCAACAGGTCACTCTCGTAAAGAGTACGCTCCAGTCGCTGCTACAGAATACCGTGTAGGTGAAGTTCTGAAAGCCGATGGAACCAAAGTTGCAACTGGTGAAGAAGCTCAGGCTGATTCTGTTTGCATCGTTAACTTCTACGCAGACCTGCAACTGTCTTACCACGGTCAGTTGAAAGTTGTTGGTATCTACCGTGATGCTGAACTGAAAGACCTCTTAACTCTGGCTGAAGATGTTGATGCCGACGCAGTTAAGGCGGCTCTGAAAGCAAAAGGCATTGATTTCGTACCAACTGGCCTGTAATAACAATAAGACATTCTGGAGAATTTTATAATGGCATTAACTAATTCTGAAAAAAGCAGATTTTTCCTTGCTGACCTGACTGGTGAAGTCCAGTCTATCCCAAATACTTATGGTTATATTTCCGGTTTGGGTCTTTTCCGTTCTGCCCCAATTACTCAGACCACTTTCCTGATGGATTTAACTGAGTCTGACATTAGCTTACTGGATGCAGTAGACCGTACCAGCCGTAAAGCTGAGACGAGTGCTCCAGAGAGAGTTAAGCAGATTAGCTTCCCAATGATGTACTTCAAGGAAGTGGAAAGCATTACTCCTGATGAAATTCAGGGTGTACGTCAGCCAGGCACTGCAAACGAACTGACTACTGAAGCTATCGTTCGTGCTCGTAAGCTGATGAAGATTCGTACCAAGTTCGATATTACTCGTGAGTTCTTGTTCATGCAAGCTCTGAAGGGTAAAGTAATCGACGCTAACGGTGTTCTGTACGCTGACCTGTTCAAGCAGTTCGACGTTGAGAAGAAGACTGTTTACTTCGACCTTGACAATCCAAACGCTGATATCGACGCTGCTATCGAAGAACTTCGTATGCACATGGAAGATGAAGCTAAAGTTGGTACTGTAATCAACGGTGAAGAAATTCACATCGTTGTTGACCGTCTGTTCTTCAGCAAGCTTATCAAGCATCCGAAGATTCGTGACGCATACCTTGCACAACAGACTCCGCTGGCTTGGCAGCAGATTACTGGCTCTCTGAGAACTGGTGGTACTGATGGCGTTCAGGCGCACATGAACACATTCTACTACGGTGGTGTGAAGTTCGTTCAGTACAACGGTAAGTTCCAAGATAAGCGTGGTAAGACTCACGTTCTGGTAAGCATCGACGGCGTAGCAAACACTGTAGGTGTTGGTCATGCGTTCCCTAACGTTTCTATGTTGGGTGAAGCTAACAACATCTTCGAAGTTGCATATGGCCCATGTCCTAAGATGGGTTATGCAAATACTCTTGGTCAGGAACTGTACGTATTCGAATACGAAAAAGACCGTGACGAAGGTATTGACTTCGAAGCTCACTCTTACATGCTGCCATACTGCACACGTCCTCAGTTGCTGGTAGACGTTCGTTCTGACGCTAAACCAGACTAATACTTGAAAGGAGGGTTATAAATGTGTTATACAGGCGACCCAGCCAATAACCCTCTTGATAGAGTAAGAATCCTCTGCACCGACACCAATAACGATGAACTTCTTATTGAACAGTCGGTGCTAGAGTGGTTCTATGTGGAATCTGGTAAAGACGAAAAGAAAGCAGCCATCAAAGCTCTTAAATATTTACTCTTTCAAGTAGCCAAGATGGGAGATGAGAAAGTTGGTGGTGTTTACTTACGTAACTCTTCCAGATTCAAGTCTCTAAAAGCTGTCTACGACGACCTGATTAAAAGTTCAGTGTCTGGTCTACCTTATGCGGGTGGGATTAGTCAGTGTGATATTGATATCAGGCGTCAACAGAATCCTTGCTCTGTCAAGAAATATACTGAATATGGCGATGCTGCTAGATATCATGGTAGAGACTTCTGCCCTAATGTCAATGGCGTATTTATTATCGAGCGAGATGAATAATGGTTAAAAGGGTTATTCACCCCGCGAGAGCTAAATTAGTCGGGGCTATGAAGAACTTGCATACGGCTAATGCTCAAGTTGGGTATTTTCAAGAACAAGGTCAACATAGCTCTGGTTTTTCTTATCCTGCTTTAATGTACTTACACGAAGTTATTGGGGTTCCCTCAGCTTCTGGTAAAGTATATCGTAGGTTGTTTGAAATCACTATGATGCTAAACAGACAGACCTTGTTAGAGCAGACTAAGAAGAATCTCTATAAGCAACTTAACAGTCTTAACGTAGACCCTACAAATACTTTGGAAGCCTTTGCAAAGAGTGCTCAGAAGTCAATTAAAAGAGGTTTCGGTAATACTGCTATCCTTCCTCCTAACGCACCTTCCACAGTCAAGAAAAAAGGTTTTAACGCACCTCTTGTTGAGACGGGTGATTTAAGAGACCAACTTGCTTATAAAATTTCTACTAAAAAGGGTATTAAGAAATGAGACTCTTAAACAGACACCGCTTTGTAGTTAAGCGTAAAGTATCTGAGGATGGTTATTACAATAACGATGGTGATTGGGTAGCTTCAGAAGATATTGTAGAGATTAACTGCAAAGGTAATATCCAGCCATATATTAAGGGTTCTGTGAAGAATGGTACACAGATTGTTTTACCTGAAGGTATTCGACTGACTGATACCAGAATCCTTTATACTGTAGCTAAGTTGAGAACATCTGATGATGTTGATTGGACTGAATCTGATATTGTGGTGATTGATGGTCACGAGTATGAAGTATTTATGACAATGGATTGGTCAAATCAATTAGCTTACACATCCCATTATGAATATATCATTATTAGAAGGGATAAAATGAATGCAGTTAGAAACAGCAGAACTTGAGAAAGGGATTGTTAGAACTTTGGTAGATGTTATTGGTCACCGATTAGCTCGTGATAAGAATAACAGACCAAACGTTATTAGGGCTTATCCCTCTGACAACTCTAACGATAAAGGTTTAAAACCTGACCAGCCATTCATTACAGTATACTGCCAAGATGCTACAACACCTTATGGTTGGGTACTTGATAAATTCGTGGAAGATGACGTAGTTTGTTATCGAATTGCTTTTCAGATTCCCGTACTAATTACTGTAAATGGTAAAGGTGCTCACAGTATTATGCTGGAGCTAAAACAAAGGTTAGAGATGAGTTCCACAAGGGATTTATTGCTTGAACAAACAGGTGCTACGGTACTTGATACTGGAGCTATCCCGAATGATTACACTTATCTTAACACAGATTTCGAAAATTCTGCACCTCTTGTTGTAACCCTTGTAATGAACTCAGTCTTGAAAGATGAACGTGGTGGTATTATTGAGCGCGTTATCGTTGATGGTGAGTTGGTTTATGAGGAAGGACAGGAGCCACCAGAATATATTATCCATCTAGATGTAGACTCCAAAGGGGTAAAATAAATGTGGAATCCAATTGTTAATGTAGATATTACATTGAACACCGCAGGAACTACGAGAGAAGGTTTTGGTCTACCATTATTCTTAGCGTCAACAGACAACTTTGAAGAAAGGGTTCGTGGCTATACTTCTCTGACTGAAGTTGCTGAAGATTTCGGTGAAGATACTGCTGCTTATAAAGCTGCAAAACAGCTATGGAGTCAGACTCCAAAGGTAACTCAGCTATATATTGGTAGACGTGCTATGCAGTATACAGTCTCAATTCCTGACGAAGTAACTGAAAGCACAGATTACTCTCTGACGGTTGCTGTAGGTGGTGGGGTTTCTCAGCCATACCAATACACCGCTCAAGCTGAGGACACTGCTCTGATTGTCCTGACGCAGTTTAAAGACCAGATTGAAGCTGACCCAACAATCAAAGATGATGTTACCATCAACGTAACAGGTACTGGTAGCTCTGCAACCATGATTGTTACAAAAGCTGGTGACAATGACTTCGTAAAAGTTACCTCAACAACTAACACTGTGTCAATCGCTGGTACAACTGCTGATACTGCTGCAACTGCTCTTGCTGCAATTGAAACGTACTCAACTGACTGGTACTTCATCTCTGCTGAAGACAGAACTGCACAGTTTGTCTTGGCAATGGCTTCAGAGATTCAGGCTCGTAAGAAGATTTTCTTCACAGCTAACTCTGATGTAGCTGCACTGCAAGGGACTGAACTTGCATCGGCTTCTGATGTTCCTGCACAACTTGCTAAGAGCATGTACACTCGTACAGTTTGTTTGTGGCATCACACTGCTAGCTACGACTACCCAGAAATGGCTTATGTCGCTTACGGTGCTCCGTATGATGCAGGTTCAATTGCTTGGGGTAACGCTCAGTTGACTGGTGTTGAAGCATCTCTTCAGCCAGCTAACCAGAGACCTCTGACAAGCATTCAGAAATCCGCTTTGGATGTACGTCACTGCAACTTCATCGACCTTGATGGCGGTGTTCCAGTTGTACGTAGAGGTATCACGTCTGGTGGTGAATGGATTGATATCATCCGTGGTGTTGACTGGTTAGAATCTGACTTGAAAACTTCTCTGAGAGACTTGCTAATTAATCAGAAGGGTGGTAAGATTACTTATGATGATACTGGTATTACCCGTATTCGTCAGGTCATTGAAACCTCTCTGCAAAGAGCAGTTAACAGAAACTTCCTGTCATCTTACACAGTTAATGTTCCTAAAGCCTCTCAAGTTGCTTTGGCAGACAAGAAAGCTCGTATCCTGAAAGACGTTACCTTCGCAGGTATCTTAGCGGGTGCTATCTTGGATGTTGACTTGAAAGGTACAGTGGCTTACGAATAATAGAGGTAAATTGGAATGGCTATGTATCAGCAATATTCCCCTAAAGACGTTGTATGTAGCTGGAATGGTATTGCCATCGAAGGCTTTGCTCCAGATTCATTCTTACGTCTTCAGAGAACTTCTCCACTTGTTACACCAGTTGTTGGTGCAGGTGGTCAGGTAGCTCTGACAAGAAACGCAGACAAGACAGGTACTATTGAGATTGAGCTAATGCAGACTTCACTCTCTAACCAGATGCTTTCTGCGATTCAAGCTAAACAAGATGATATGGAACTTGAAGAAGATATCTCTTCTAACTTCGTAATCTACGACCCATCTGGCTCTGTTCTGGCAACTGGTATTAACGCATGGTTGCAGGAACTGCCACAGATTGAACTTGGTCGTGACCAGAACTCTAAAACTTGGATTTTTGGTTGTGAGAAGTTAGACTACACTTCTACGATTCCTGCGTCAAGTGTTTAAGAACATCCTAATAAGGGGGAGACTGTAAAAGGTCTTCCCTTTTTTCGTTTATAGAACCTAAGAAATTTAAGGAATCACAATGAAGACAGAATCTAAAATTATTAATGGTAAGAAAGTGAATATTGTCCTACTAGGTGCAAGAGATGGTATTAAAATGTCGATGAAACTTGGTAAAGTTGTTGTACCGACAATTGCTCAGATGTTTTCAAGTTTATCTGGGAAAGAGCAGAAAGAAGGTGAAGAAAGCGTAACAGCAGTACCTTTCAAAGAATTAGTTGAAGCTTGCTTTGACCGTATTGATGAACTCGATATTGATTCAATGGCTGCTCTGTTATTCCAAGGTGCGACTGTAGATGACTTCCCTCTAAACGTAGATAAATACTTCCAAGCAAACTACGGTGAATTTATTGACTTCTTGGCATTTGCTCTGGAGGCTAATTTCGGAAGTTTTTTCGAAGCAAGCATTTTCAAAAGCCTAACTTCTCAGTAAGCATGAGTAGTGCTATGCAGACCCCATTGACTGATGGGGCTGTAGAAGTAACTTATGAAGAAGCAGATGAGATGAAATTTGTGCTTGCTATTTACGGTATGGAAGGGTGTAAAGAAACACTCGACCAACTCTTCTCAATGACTTTCTCCGATTTATTATCTCTGCGACAATATTTAGAAATCCAGAGGTCATACAAAGAAGAAATTGCTTATAACGAACTTAGAAGGGCAGGTAAAATTTAATGGCACAATATACAGTTGATAGCTTTATTGTGGAGTTGGGTTTCAGTGAAAAGGTTGTTAAAGGTTTGCAGAGAGTTGAAAGGATGGCTATGCAGTCTGCTCAACGAATCGAACGTAATATTAACAAAGCCTTTGACGTGAAACCTAATAAGTCTTCACAGGAAGCATTAAACAGAATTGTAAAAAACGCTCAGACTGCTTCGGGCAGAATCAATAAAGCACTCAACAACTCCCTTAACCTTGATTCACAAGGTGTTAAATCTCTTAAAAGACTGGAAACTCAAGGTAGAAAAACTGCCAAGGAAATTAACAAGGCTTTAAGAGACGCTATGAAAGTTGATGGAAAAGTCACTGTTCGTGGTGGTAGAAAAGGTGGTACTGGTTTCCCTCCTACTGGTGGAAGTGGTAACCCAAGACCTCCAAGACCTGATATTGCTCAGAGACAGATGGAAAGAATGTTTAACAACAACTTCTACTCTGGTCTGACACGTCGCCTTGAAACTATTGGTGGACAAGGTAACCAAATGGCAGCTTCCTTCAGAGGAAACCTGCAAGGTCTTTATAACAAATATAAGGGAACTGGTAAAGTCGGTGAATATGAGATGGAAGTCAAAAAGCTCATTGACGTTACCAAGCGTTGGGTTATTGCAGAAAATGCTAGACTCAAGTCAGTCAGAGAATCAGCTTGGCTTCAGGAAAGAGCTAACTCATCTCTACGTCAGATGATTGGTGGTTTTGTTTCAGCTTATGCAGCCTTAGAATTGGCTCAGAAGACTATTGATGCAGGTGTTAAAAGACAGTCTGCACAGTTAGCCTCAACAGCTATCTTTGGAGCAGATACACAGCAAGCTAGAATGTTCGCTGCATCGTTTGCTCATCAGATTGGACAGAACTACACAGACACCATGAAGCAATACTCAAACTTTGCTGCTGGTGCTCAACCTGCTCTTGGATTCCAAGGGACTCAGGAGTTCTATAAGAATGCTGCGATGTTCTCCCGTATCAGGGGTGCAACAGACGAAGACCTGAAAGGTATCATGGTTGCTTTCCAACAGATGGCTTCTAAGGGTAAGATTCAGGCTGAAGAACTTCGTGGTCAGTTAGGTGACCGTTTGGCAGGTGCTGTACAGTTATTTGCTGATGCTATCGGTAAGACACCACAAGAACTTGATAAGATGATGAAGGACGGTAAACTCCTTGCTGAAGATGTACTTCCAAAGGTATCTGAAAAGATGGCTGAGTTGGTACAGGCAGCAGGTGGTATGAATGCCGTATCTAAGCAGACAGCTACCTCAATGGGTCAAGCGAAGTCTATGTGGGATAACATGTTAGTTGCATTGTTTAATAACTCTAGCGACGGTATTTCACAGCTTTCACAATCCATTGCAATGTTCTTACAAGGTTCTATGGGTACTGCTGAAGCACTTGGCACAGTGATTGGTTACCTGTTAAAAGGTGCTGGTAACTTACTTGACTTCGTAACAGATATCATGTATAGAACATCTTCACTGTATTACTCTGCAATGGCATGGTACAAGGATTTGGATGCAAGTCAACAGAAACTTATCAAGGATTCTGCTGAACTAGTTTCAACCTTTGCTATGATTGGTGTTGCAATTGCTGCTATTACGAAGGTTGCAAAAATCTTTGGCGGTACTGTAGCATTCGTTAAGAGTATCTTTGAAGAAGGTATCTTTGCAAAAATTATGCAGAAGTTTGGTTTAGGTGGAGCAGCAGCAGCCTCTGAAGCAGCAGGTGTTGCAGGTGTATCAGCAACTAGGATGGCTCTCGGTACAGTTGGTTCATCACTGATGTTGTCCGGTTCTACAGACAGAAAGAACAATGGTAGATTCAGTGAAGTTGACCTTCCAAAACCTTTTGAAGACGCTGTATCAAGCATCACCAACCCTAAACGTCCAATGTTCTTTGACCAGAATGGACAGCTACAGTTTGCACAATATTCTGTAGATGCTCAAGGTAATCGTAGCTTTGTTGATAATGGAATGTCCAATTGGGATATTATCATGAACAACTTGTCAGAGTCTTTAAACAACTTTGCAACTAAGTTCAACCAAACCCCAATGATGATGACGCCTTCTGGTTTCCCTATGCAGACTAGACAGACTCTGAATGTTTCATTCAATCTGGATGGTAAGCAGATTGCTACTAAGACGGTTGATATCATGGACAAGAACCAAGAAGATATCCTTCTTAACTCAAGTTACCCAGAGGAAGAATAATGTTATGGGATTCTAATATGCAAATTAAATACTCTGGTAAAGATGGTATTTACTTCCATCTGAGAGATAATGTTGACGCATTTTTGACATTATCTGCAACAGAGAATATGGAGTATGATTCACCTATGATGGTGACGACTCAAGCAATGCAATCTGGACAGACTGTAACTGATAACGTTCAACGTGCTCCAAAGACTATTACTATCTCTGGTGTTGTTGTAGTGGGCTACGAAGGTAGCCTATTACGTACTCGTCAAGGTCAACTTGTAGAAAACTTTATCGACACTGTAGAAACTTGGCGAGACCAGAAACAGATTATTTCGGTTATCTGTAAAGATGGTATTAAGATTGATGATAGCATTATCACAAACTTCAAAGCTTCTAAAGAACACACAATTGCAAATGGTCTTCGTATTCAGATGACTTTCCAAGGTGTAGAATTTAAAGCTGTAGTTGGACAGACAGACGTTTCAGCAGCAACTGGTAAAACATCTACTACAAATGACGGTGGAGCAACTTCGAAGAAGAATACAGGTAATACTACAACGTCTTTAGGAAGTGGTAAATTAAACTGCCAACTTCTCTATGACCTTAAATCAAATGGTGTAAGAGAACCTTCAGATGCTGAGTATAGTGCGCTTGCTGATTGTGGTCGTTCTGCAAATACCAGCAAAGGTCAGACAACATTTAGTGATGAAGCAGAGAGAAACGCTGCTCAGGTTCTTAATAGTGGTGCTGGTAGTGGGAAGTCAATGCAGAAATTCTCAGTCAACCCGAACAAGAAAGGAGCTTACTAATGTCTCAGTATATTCCTGTCCCTGATACGGAGTGGTCAACTCAGACAGTTACTTTAGAGGGTACTGTATTTGTGATTGAGTTGAAATACAAAGAGAGGCTCGATAGATGGTTCTTGACGCTAACTGATGTTGATGGTAATGTATTATTATCTGAAAAGAAATGCCTTGCCGACCAATCTATCACAGGCCGCTATGTAATTCCTTCCTTATCTGGTGAAATCTTCGTTGAAAAAATCTTCGGAACTGACTTACAACCATCAAGAAATAACTTTGGAAGGGATAAGGCATTTGAACTTAACTATTACACTTCTGAAGATATGCGTTTGATGGAGAACTTATAATGGCTGTAAAAGATAGCACTGCTGGCGCTGCTTTCAGGTGTTATCAACTGGCTGTAGGAAGTGAATCTACAGCCTTTAACGATAAACCAACAAGTCACGCCAAAGATTCTATGCAGATGACTTATTTCGACAACTTGCAATTCACTTGCAGTGTGTCTTATACATCTCAAAAGAATAAGGTTACTTCAGATGACACAACATTTGAAATTTACAACCTAAATAAAGATATGCGTTCTAAGTTTAAAACTGTAGGAGCTACAGTAATGCTTAGAGCAGGTTACACAACAGGATTTAAAAGAGATGCAAATGGTGATTTGGTCATTGAATATGACAACTTGCCACTTATCTACTTAGGTACTATTGAGTATGCTTACACATATAAACGTGGTGTGGATATGATTACAAAAGTAATCTGCTCAAATGACAAAATGGAAAGAACCACTATCAAGACCTCTATTTCATATAAAGCTGGTACATCCAGACAAAGTGTTATCAGAGACTTGGTAAGCAGATTAGGTTTCACACTCATTGATGAAGACCTTTCCAATATCCAAGGTTACACTTACAAGAATGGTTTTAGCGTCTGGGGAAGCACAGCAGAAGCACTCACAAGGGTTTGTGAAGAGAGTGGCTTACGTTGGTATACCTTCAACAAACAAATCCGTGTAGTACCATTCAACGCTAAAGCTAAACAGCTATCTTGGGAGATTTTCCCATATAACGTAATTGACTCTCTGCAAGGCTATTATAGAAGAACTCGAAAGGTTCTTAAGAAGCAGAATAAGACAGAGATTAAAGTCAAAACTGGTGTACGTTGTAAGATTCACTTAGACGGTCGTATTAAGATGGGAGACAACGTTACTATCAGAGAAAGTGAAGACTTCGAAGGTCAGTACCGTGTGAAAGGTCTGTCTCATAGTATGGACTTCACAGGTGGTGCTTGGACAACAGAACTTGACTTAGAGAAGGTAGAATAATGAAATCACCCGTAGCTAGAATGTCAGGGTATGTTTCAGAATGTCTCGATGAGTTTAAAAAGGAGCTGTACACTGGTCTTCCAGCAATTATTGTTTCTTATGACTCAAAAACACAATCCGCAACGGTAAGGCCATTATATTCTATTGATGGTCTTCCAATGCCTGAAATTACAGGTGTTCCGGTTCAATTCCCTAGTGGTGGTGGAGCATCTTTAACATTCCCTGTAAAAACAAATGACAGATGTTGGTTAGCATTCTCTATGCTGCCACTTGATGACTTCGTTGTAAACGATAAAAACGTACAGATGGAAACAAATCTGAGAAGAACTCATGATATGTCCGACTGTGTAGCATTTGTTGGTATTGGTACAAGAACCCAGAACTTCAACCCAGACCCTACAGCAGTGAGATTACACTACGGAGACTCCGTTTTAAGAATCACTGATGATGGTAATTTTTATTTTACTGGTGATGTTCATATTTCCAAGAACCTTTACGTAACTGAAGAAGTTCATGGTTCAGATTTTATCAGTGATACAACAGGTGTAAGTTTCAACGAGCACACTCACCATTATTATTGGACTGACCCTGCTGGTGAAGCAGATACTACAGAGGCACAATAATGAAGACAGATTTTGCATTGAATCTTGGTGGAAGCTACGTAGCCAATTTAGGCTCTGATACTGTCTACGTAGAACACGGAGATTTAAAAATTACTGGTAACCAGATTAGAATTATCCCAGAAGATGATAAGGCAAGTCAGGTTGCACAAAGATTACATATCAGATGCCTATTAAGGGCTGGAGAGGTGTTCTTTAACACATCTGCTGGATTCCCTTATTTGCAACTGGCTAAATTCAAACAGAGAACAGCTATCTTTGACAACTATATGAAAGCTTACCTTGTTGAGACAAGAGATGTGACAAATATCTACAACTACTCTTCAACAATGGATAATGCACTGAGGAAAGTAACTGTTAACTTTGATGCTACAACATCTACTGATATCGTAACAGATATTACACAAGAGGTGAATATTTAATGGCTGGATTAACCGCAACAGGATTACAAACACTGAGGTATCAAGAAATCTTTGATAATATCAAAGCAAGACTTTTAAGAGATATCTCCCCAAACCTTGACGTATCTGAGGACAGCCAATTAGGTCTGTTCTTAGCATCAGTAGCAAGAGCCTTGGCAGATACCCATGAAGTTCTGTCTGAAATTTATGATGGTAACACCATTGACAAAGCTGAAGGATTCAACCTAGATGATATCACAGCCTTAAACGCAATCTACAGATATGTTGCTCAGGCTACAAGAGGACAGGCTGAATTTACTGGTACAACTGGTGCTTCAATTCCTGCAACCACAAGACTGAGAAGTACTGCTGGTAATATTTTCTATCCAGTTTCTACGTTCACGCTAACACCATCTTATTGTGTTGAAGCGGTTCTAGAAGTTAACTCTTTACGTACTGATGCAAACTATGTTATTATTATTGATAACGTTGTTTTCTCTTATCAACCTACATCTTCAGACACTATTACGACTCTACTAAATGAACTTGCAGATGCGATTAATGGTGGTATTGTTGCGAAAGCTGAGGTTATTAATGGTGGCTCATCTCTAAGAATCTACAAAGATGAAGGGGATATTATTGCAAGAACAAACCCTATGGTTGTTACTGCAACGACATTCTTAAGCTTTACGAAGATTACTACAATTCATGATGTAGTTGCTGAAGAGGTTGGTGCTATGCCAGCTTTGGCAGGAACTCTGATTGAGATTGAAACGACTGTAGATGGTCTTGACAGTGTATTTAACAGATACGACCTGACAACAGGACGTGATGAAGAAAATGATACAGAACTTCGCCAGCGTTACCTAGAGTCTTTAACCGTTACTGGTGTAGGTACTTTAGATGCTATTGTTGCTGCTGTCAAGAGAGTTCAGGGTGTGTCAGACGCTTCAGGTGTAGAGAACGACACTGAGACAACAACTTCTGACGGTATTCCTCCGAAATCTTTCAAGATTGTTGTTGTAGGTGGTCAGAACGATAACGTTGCTCAAGCTATCTGGGATACTAAACCTGCTGGTATCAGGGCTTATGGTTCTATCTTCGGAACTGCATATGACCTTGGAGGATTGGCTCATAATGTTTACTTCAGCAGACCAACGCCTAAGTATGTCTTTGTGAAGGTGACTTACGAGTTGTACGATGAAGAAAGCTTGACAATCCCTGAAGAAGATATTCATGACAGCATTGTACAGGGTATTAACGATTATGGCAGAACCCTGAAAGTTGGTAATGACGTGATTCCTAACAGAATCTATGGATACATCTATGATGTTATTCAGGGGATTGAAATCAACGAAATTAAAGTTGCCCTTTCAAATAACCAAGCAGTTCCACCAACAGATGACCAGTACACTACTTCGAGAATCACAGTTGATGGTGACCAGTATACGGTATGGGAAAGCAGCCAGTACACTATCACTAAGGAGTAACAATGTTTGAAAAGATTGAAGACGTCTATTACAAAACATTGGATGAAAGAACTGTAACTCAATTCAAAGAAAAGTTTATTTACACTAGTCTATTGAAATCTATTACAGATGAGTTACAATTGTTAGAGGATATTACTTGGCAGATGCACACAGAACGTAATATCCGTACAGCTATTGGTCAGCAATTAGATAATATTGGGGCTTTGATTAAAGTCCCTAGACCTCTTGGTGCTGATGACGACACATATCGTGCAATGCTGTATATCCAAATTTTCCTAAGACGTTCTGACACAACTCCAGCGTTTCTTCAAAATGCCGTAATGACACTTTACAACGCTACCTTTTCACAGGTGTTTGAGCATATCACGCCTATGACGGCTGGTATTGTTATCCGTGTTAATACGAGAAATAACGTTCTAGATACAGCATACACACTTTCAAAGATTGCTGCAACAACAATTGGTTCAGCAGTCATCTTAAGAGATGTAACTTTGAATGGTACTGCTTGGACACCTGTAGAAGTTGCTGACTCAGCTTTAGCCATCGTTGACGACAAAGACAACTGGTTTGTAACAGATAATAACAGAGGTCTTGTAACGAATAACACAGGTGGTTCTCTTGAGGCTAACTTGTTGGGTAGTTTAGCAGATGCAGGTGTAAGAGACGGATATTTCAGAATTGATAGAACTGCTGGAAGCACTTCAAAAGATTATATGAATGTGAGCAGAACGAATAACAGTAACGACAACTTTATTGTCGGTAAAGAAACGGTTGCAGGTGGTGAATATGGTGTAATGGCTGAAGTTGCACAAATCATCAAAGGCAGAAAAGATAAATCTCAACAGGAAGGAAGTTCATAATGGCAGATGCAGTAAGATGGGCTACAGATGATGTAGACGCTGATGGTAACCAGTTAAAAGTGTTACCACCTCCTGAGATTCAGGCAACAGGGTTACTTCGTGGCGAACCAATGGGTCGTCAGTGGTATAACTATATTTTAAACTATTTGCTGGAAAGAGCAAATGGGACAACAGCTATTGTTGGTGAAGTCAGAAGCTTTGCTACCGAGCAACCCGATTTAGTATCGGCTGGATGGAACCTTATTAATACCGTGACAGGTACTGCTCCAACAAGCACAACTAATCAGTACACTTATGAATTTATCGGAGGCTAATAATGGCAGTAGGTGAAATTCAAATTAGTGCCTTGCCTCAAGCGTCGTTACCAATTGAGTTAAGTGATATCTTCCACCTTAAACAAGGTATTGAGGATAAGAGATGTACACTTGAGCAATTACTTGACCCCCACGCATCCCTGAGAAATAACCCTCACGGTGTCACAAAGGTTCAGGTTGAATTGGGTAACGTATTAAACGCTTTACAGCTTGTCGCTGCAAATAACTTATCAGATATTGTTGACGTAGCCGAAGCAAGAGCAAACTTGCAGATTATGTCTTCTGATGAAGTTAATCAACTTATTCAGGCTCACATCAATGATAAGAACAACCCTCACAACACAACTAAATCACAAGTTGGTTTGGGTAATGTTCAGAACTGGTTAGCCTCTAACGCATATAACGAAGATGCTGATAAGTATGCTACAGCAAGAGCTGTTAATAGTCTATATCCAGTTGGTACTATCCACTTGTCTATGAATGCTGCTAACCCATCTACTTACCTGATTTGTGGAGGTACTTGGGAGCTAGTTTCAAGAGGTAGAGCACTTGTGGGTTATGATAGTGCTTCCAGACCAGCAGGTTCGACGTTTGGTTCACAGACTGCTGCACTGACTGCTAATAACATCCCTGCTCACACTCACTCAGTGTACGTTACAGGTGGTGGTCACACTCACGGTGCAACTGTCTCTATTAATGCTTTTGACTATGGTACGAAGGGAACTACAACGTTTGACTATGGAACCAAAACAGTAAGTACATTTAACTACGGCAACAAGACAACAAGTTCTGCTGGCTTCACACAGACCACGCTTATCAATCGTGGGTATGATAATGGTAGCTTACCGGGACTATCAGTTGTAGGTGCAGATTATGACCCAAGAGCAACACTGACAACGGCTAATAACCATACTCACTCTGTAGCAATCGGTGCGCATAACCACACAGTTGCAATTGGTGCTCACAGCCATTCTGTAGCGATTGGTTCTCACAACCACTCAGCAACAGCAACAGTAACTGGAGCAGGTGAGCACTCCCACTCTGGTACAACTGGTTCAACTGGTTCTGGTCAAGCGTTCAATATTGAACAGCCATCATTCGTACTTTATGTATGGCAAAGAACTGCTTAATTATTACAGGGGCTTTTTAGCCCCTTTTAAGAGGATTGTATAATGGCAGAATTTAAATTGAGTGAACTAAACTCGATTAACGAAATTCGTTCTGATGACCTATTGCATGTCAGAGTTAAGAAAAGAACTGAGATGTTAGGTGATGAAGACCGTAGAATGACTTATGCAGATTTTCTTGCATCATTTAGACTGGAAAGATTTCTGCAATTAGTTGGTGGAACCATGACAGGTAATTTAGGGATTGTGAAGCTTACCTATGGAGGAAAAGATTTACTTGACCCAACAGGTAGCTCTGAAATTGTCTTCGGTGATACTGCAAAAACTTTCAAGCTTAATGCAAATGGTCTTAAACTGACTATTGCAGATGCTTCAAGAAGTGCAACTGTTTACCACACTCTGAACAAACCATCCCCTAATGAACTTGGGATGAGAACTAATGATGAGAACGATGCAAGATTTGCTATCAAGGGAACTCAAAATACCTTCACAGCAAGTCAGATTTTCCAGACAGATAATGCTGGTTTGACTCTGAAGAACACTGCTGCGGCTGCATTGTATTATGAAGGTCGTGATACAGCAAACGTTGTAAGATTCACAATTGGTAACCTGAGTTCTGGTTCTGACGTTACTATTGCAAACACCAGACAGAATACTAACATTGTTCTTGGCACTGGTTCTGTAGGTATTAACAAGCAGCTTCAAGTAACTGGACAGGTTGTTCCTTCAGACTTTGCAAACTTTGATGCAAGATTCTATACTCGTGATGCAGCAGACCAAAGATTTGTTCAGTTGGCAGCAGCTAACACGATTACTGGAAACAACACCTTCAGAGGGACTACAACGTTACTTGGTGACGGTGCAAGATTAACTCTGAAGAACTTGACAAGTGGTAAAGCACTTTACATTGAAGGTCAGAACACAGATGCTTCTATGAAGTGGGCTGTAGGTAACTATGCAGATGGTAGCAACTCAGTTGTATTGACAAACATCTCAAATGATACCTATGTATTGCTTGATAACATGGTCAGAGTTAACAAGAGTCTTGCAATCACTGGACAGGTTCAACCATCAGACTGGACTAACATTGACTCCCGTTATGTTCTTATCGGTTCATACGCAAATCTTGCTAAGAAGAATGAAGCTAACACATTCACCCTACAGCAGAATATTCAGTCTGATGGTGAAGCACTTAGAGTCTATAGTAAGGCTCAGAACAATGCTTCCTACATTGTTGGTAAGAACACTGATAACACTAATAAGTGGTATATTGGTTGTGGTACAAACGGTTCTGGTATTGCATCTTTCCATAACTACTTAACTGGTGCAAGAATTGATTTGTCTGATGAAGTTCTTCTGTCAAAATCTTTACAGATTACTGGACAGGTAAAACCTTCTGATTGGGGTAACTTGGATGCAAGATACTTCACACAGACAGCAGCTAACTCTAGATTTATGCTTGCTGGCTCATCAGGCAATGCCACTGAACAGAATGGTGGAGATGGCGTAGCGTGGAATGCCAAGACAGGTTTGTACAATGTTACATTTTCAACTGGTGGCTCAACACAACTGGTCTACCATATGTATCAGGGTGCATCATCAACACCGTCTGCTCAGTTGAAATTCAACTATAAAAATGGTGGGATGTGGTACAGGTCGGCTAGGGATAGCTATGGTTTTGAAGCTGCTTGGTCTAAAGTGTATACAGAAGCACAGAAACCAACACCTTCAGAACTTGGTGCGTATACTAAAGCAGAAACTGACCAAAAAATTGCTGCTGCTGTTACATCTTCAACAGACCTTAAGAAAGTCTATCCAGTTGGGATTGTAACATGGTTCGCCACTAACCAAAACCCTAACACGACTCTTGCAGGTATGACTTGGACGTATCTGAATGAAGGTGTTGGAAGAACAGTTAGGATTGGTGCAGCAAACGGTTCAGATGTTAAATCAGTTGGTGGTGCGGATACTGTGACGTTATCTGTAGGGCATATCCCTTCACACACTCACAGCTTCTCAGCTACAACATCAAGCTTTGACTACGGTACTAAAACGTCTAACACAACGGGTGCTCATACTCACTCTGTGAGTGGTTCTGCTGCATCTGCTGGTAGCCATAACCATGCAATCTCGTGGATTGGTCAGAACTCTACACACTATTCTGGTGGTGGTGGTGGTAAGATTGGTACAGGGCCAGGTTATACTGATGCAGGTGGTGCTCACACCCACACAATCTCTGGTACTGCTACCTCTGCTGGTAACCATGCCCACACAGTAGGTATCGGTGCTCACACCCACACAGTTAGTGGTAACACTGGTGGTACAGGTTCTGGTTCAGCATTCAGTGTTGTAAACCTGTTTATTAGATTGATGGCATGGGTTAGAACGGCGTAATCAATTTGTTGACTAATTGTTAAGATGGTGTTAATATTTTCATAGGTATTCTCACCATCTTGGCTGATGAGGTGACATAATGCCGACTATCCTAGCAATCCTCTTAAAAAACTTGGGTAGCTTCTTCTGGAAACTTCTACTTTCCCTTCTGAGTGAATACATGATTGAGAAAGCCTTCTTCAGACTTGCAAGATACCTTGCGAGTAAGACAGATACGCCTATTGATGATGAATTTGTTAACAACTTGGAAAAAGCCTTTAAAGGGGAGAAAGAATGAAGTGGTTAGAGGATGCTTTCAAAAATAACATTGGTGCAATTGTTGTGGGTATCTTCAGTGTAATTGGTATGTACACTACAATGCAGGTGTCTAGTGGGAAGCAGGAAGTTTCCGTCTCAACAAAGTTACAACAGCTAGATAGTTACAACAAAAGCAACTATTCAGCTATTCGTGATTTACAGTCTGACATGAAACTCCTGCAATTAGGCATGGAGAACCAGAAGGTTCAGCTAGAGAACGTAAAGGGTGAAAACGCCAAGTTGACAAAAACCCTTGATAAATTCTCTGACAGTGTTAATAACCTAGCACAGTCTGTATCAGCTTTGCAAGCAATCACTGAACAGAACACACAAAATGCTAAGAAGAAATAAGTTTAAGGCTCCCGTAAAAAGGAGCCTTTTTTGTATCTATCAACCTACTGACAAGGGAGCTTCAATCTTCCCTGCATGTCGATAGTCTTTGAAACCACCGATAAAGTCACTTGCCGTCATATGTTTGAGGTCATCCAGACATTTTAAATCTTGAACAATCTCAAACTTCGGTGCAGGAAACTCTTCATTCCCTAAAAGCTGGAATACCTGATTCATATGGTTCTGATAAATCTGAGTATCACCAAAAGTACCAATCAGATAACGAGGTGTATATCCAGTCATCTTACAAAGCACTTCCAAGATAAAACCATAAGACGCAATGTTAAATGGTAAACCTAAGAAGCTGTCTACAGAACGTTGATACCATTTTAAATCCACTTCACCAGTATTCGAGATGTAAATCTGGAAAAGCACATGACAAGGTGGTAAAGCCATTGCATTAGCTGAGATATCAGCAGCATTCCAAGCATTAACCAGCATGTAACGGTCTGTAGGAGACTTTTTCATCTTGGTAATCAGATTGTCTAGCTGGTCAACTGTAACGCCACCATGACCTTCTGAGGCTCTCCACTGGACACCATAGATACGTCCACCTGCATCATCCAACCAATCTTGCTCACTTGCATACGTTGTTTTAAGCCAACGTTCAAAGTCATTTGTCCAGATTGTCCAACGTTCCCCATCGTTTTCTCCCCAAGTACGATAGCGAAGATGACCAAGTTTATTCTCACCATTCAAGAACCATAAAGCTTCACCAATAACTTGTCTGGTCAGAACCTGTTTAGAGGTTAGTAAAGGAAAACCAGTACGCATATCAAAACGAAACTCTGGTGGTGAGAACGTTGAAATTACAGAACCAGTTCGGGTTTTACGCTGCTCACCAACTGTTAAAACATGGTTCAGAATATTTTTGTAACTTACATCTGCCTGTGACATATCAGAAACGTCCTCTTACTTGTGGAACATAGAAATTGACCACCCCAGATTTATCATCCAGAGGTTTAGCCTGTATTCTAGCAAATAGTTCAGGTTCGTGTAAATACTCAAAGAATCCCTCTTCAGGAAGATACACAGTTGGCTCTTTAGTAATTTCATAGATAACTGTGTGGTAAACCTCATCAGCAAACGGTAAAGCGGATTTTAAGATGTTTGCACCACCAATCACACAGACATTTTCATCAATCTGGCTGTCAATCTTCTTCAAGAATGCACCGAAAGAGTCTGGGTCAACCTTCGCAATAACAAAACCATCATTGTCAAAGTCTATCCCATAATATGGAAGGTTGTTTGACAGAATCATGTTCTCACGATTTGGTAAAGGTTTACGTCCAAGAGTCTTGAAAGTCTCGTTACCCATGATTACAAGCTGGTTTTGAGTCAGCTTTTTAAACTCTTTCATGTCTTCACGGTTACGCTCCCAAGGCATCCCATCAGGAGTACCAAACTCACCTTTACGACCACTTGCAAATACTAAACGAATCATTTGAAAAACCCCTTAATGATAAACCAGTTGATGACGTTCTTAATAACTTTAACTGGATGGTAAATAATATGTGGATGTGGCTCATAACTTCCATAAGCCCAAAAAGAAACAACCTTCATACAACCACGGCAACGAGTGTACTCTGCTGCTACATGACCAGATACAATATCACTTACCTCACCTTGGAAGTCTGTACCACCACAATGAGGACAACGTATTGGTTCGCCACTCTGCATGTAACAGTGTTCAACTTTAAAGATTTTCATTTCTTATTCACCTTATATTCTTGTTCCAGTTTTACAATGAAATCAAGGTCATCACCACACGATGAAAGGAAGTCTTCAAAGTGTTTTGGGATGAAATCTAAGAAGTTCATCGTTGCAAGATTGCCAGCAAGAGTTATGTAGCTGTTATTCTGACATTCAGCAGTGATTACATACTCACCAGCTTCTGGCCTTACCAAATCCACAATATCATCTAAAAAGATGTTAAGTAAAGCTTTGAAGCTACGTGGATACTGCATACCTTCATACAACTCAATGCTTGGAACCAGCTTCACAGAGATTGATTTAGAATCTCGAAACTCAGTAGTGAAGAGGTGAGTTGGTAAAAGGCAAAGTGCATCACCAGTATCTTCATCAAGAAACTCAATCGTTCCAGCTTCGTAGTTTGTCTCAATCAGGATTGTGCCCTCTTGGAGCCTACGATTTTTCAGGTGTTCTTTGATAACACCCTTAAGCAGAATTGCTTCTGGTTCTGTTAAGCTGTTTCCAATCTTCATATTAAACCTCTACAAAAGTTTGTTTGTCATTATCGTATGCGAAGAATTGTATAACCTTTTGAGTGTTCCAGTCAATCTTTTCATCATAAGAAAGACCTTTATCAACACGCTTTGCAACAGTCTGATAGATTATCTCACGTAACTTCTCAAACTCTGTTCCACTACTGAACGGTTGCATAGTGACTTTCTTGTAACCCTCAACAGCTTTCTTGTTCCACTCTTGAGCAGTTGGAGAGGTTACTTTGTACAGCCGTGGGAACAGTTCATAACCCATCTTATTTTCTTCGTTAGCCATACGAAGTTGATGGAAGTACTCATTTACTCGACCATCTTCTTCAAGCCATTTGTAAATCGTCTGCAAACGACCTAAATCGTTATTGTAATGTGCAGCACGTTTCACAGCACCTTTCTCAGTACGATACGGAGACTTAGGAAGACTTAGCATACGTCCTGTCATCAGGTTGTATCCGAAGAACAAATCAATTTTTACGGGAAGAGACATTTGATATCCTCATTTTTGAATACGAAAGTGGTATACTTAGTACCATCAACATCAAGCCAAGCACACATTACATCGACACCTTCAAGGTTGCTGTGAAGGTCACGAATAAAATGGTCTCGTACTTCTTTTGCACAGGTTGTCTCCAGTTTAATATTGGAGATTGCTGAACCAACAGCCATATAACCTTTTACACGATTCTTCTCAGAATGCTTAATCATTCCTTCCTGAACATAATCAGTTAGGTCATCAAGAATGTATTTCCCATACTGCTTCTCAGTTTCAGTAGGTTTCCCGTAGAAGCCAATTGCAAAGTTACCTTTGAAGATTGCATTTTCACGTTTCATATTAATCTGACAGCCTTAAGTTAAAGTTAACACCAAGTTTTTCACAAGCTTTCAACATGTATTCAAGGGTAATCTTTCCAGTACCGTTGACAATGTTGGAAACACGACTTTGAGAGATATCACAAATCTTTGCGACTTGTGCCTGAGAAAGTTTTCTTTTCTCAATTTCTTTTTCAAAACGGAATGCAACGAACTCTCTCATTTCGTCTACATCCATTGGACAGATATAACTTGCCATCTCATACTCTCTATCAGCTTCCCACTTATCTTGTGGAGCATAAGGGTCAAAGACTTCATTCATCTTTCTTCCTCCGTTTTCTGGAAGTGTCAATCAATGAATCTATGTTTGTTGCTCTGACGTTTTCACGAGTACCATTGATATGGTCATCCAGTGCTTTATCTACCTCAGAGTCATCTGCACAGTAAACTCGGAAGATAGCATAACCTTCATCGTCAAGCACTTCTCCATAGTTCTTCCTGCAATGATTCTTCTTCATATCATAGACCTACGCAGGTACGCTTTTCAACAAAATAGTGAACACCTTTGAAAGTTTCATCCATCATTTCACTTTCAGTATCACTGACCTTCTCAATGCTCTTGGAATCAAGCAAGTCAACATCCTGAGTGACCATAGCATCAGAAACAGCTTCGTAGTAGTCTGCCATCACACGATATTTGTAATCAGTAATACGGTCAGACATTTCTATGACAGTTGGAGAAGATAACGGCTTAGTTAACTCCCCAGCATCTGTTACGACTTTACGAACAATCTGACAAGCCTCCATAGAGACCTTGCTAAAGTCTGCTTCAGGCATCTTCATAGCTGATGCACCAAAACTCAGAGTTGCCAGAATGACACCTACCATAAGCTTTTTCATAACTCACCTCATATAAAATTTTGTATACATTCAAGTATAAAAATAAGCTATAACACCTGACTTGTCAACAGATTTTATAGCTTATTTGGCAGATTTTTTATAAGGCTACTGCCATCCTTCCATACCTCACCACACAAGACCAGACCATGCCGTACTCCACTTCACAGGACCAAGCATCACTTAAAAACCCTCTTAGAAGACTCTTAAGTGGTGTAAGTCTCATTTTAATGTAGCTGAGACTAACTACCCATACCGAACCTTACTAAACCACACTTTACCTGACTGAACCCTACCAAACATCACCATGCCAGACCAAACCTTATTAAAAGACCCTCTTCAAAGACCTTTTAAAAAGGTGAGTCTCATTTTAATGTAGCTGAGACTAACTACCCATACCAAACCAGACCGCACCAGACAAAACCACGCCAAACCGCACCTTACCCAACCTTAACACACCAGACCCAACCTTATTAAAAGACCCTGTTTAAAGACCTTTTAAAAAGGAGCCTCCGAAGAGGCTACCTAGTCAACTTAGAAAGGCTTTCTACGTTGCTTGTTAATGTTAGCTTTCATAGCAGCTAAATGGTTTTGCTGTTCAATCAGTCGTGAACGTTCTTGATGACTAAGTGCCATAGTGTTCACATTCTCAATTGCTTGGGTGGCTTGCTTTAAAGCTCGACCAATCTTACCAGACATTTTACGTTTTGCAATAGTTGCTTGATGTTTTGGTTCAACTACACGATAACCCACACCCATTGAAGCAACCAGATAAATCTTTTCTTCTTTAAGAAGCTTTTCGATAAACTTCTCAAGTCGGTTTAATCGTGTCAGAGAATAAGCCTTCATCTCATCTTCGTACTTAACAATATCACCCTGATAAGTTGGCTTCACAATACCTAAGAAGGTATCCATTTCAGAGTGTGATACAGTATCACCGTAACTAAACTTTGCTGCTAATGCTTTTGTATTCATAATTAAACGTTACCTTCTGACATAATTTCTACAGAGAAACGACCAAAGCGTGGACGCCAATCACCTACACCACAAAGGTTACCAGCATTTTCCAGAACCATCAAGAGTTCTTCTTTGGTAATTTGTTCTTCATCGAACATCAAACCAAACTCTACAGACCAGTCACGGAAGATTGGACGGTAGCTCATAACTCGTGCTGTACCAATCTTAACAGACTTAGCATAGATGAAGTCTTGGTTCTTAGCAAGTTCTTGTGGGTTTGCTGGACAGTTCTTGATAGTCATTGGGAATACTACATCTGTCAGCATAATGGCTCGGTCAATTACCTTACCAAGTTTATTGAGTTTTGCACCAGACTTGATACAAGCCTCAATCATCTCACCATTCATAACAAAACCTAGTTGCTCATCGTAGTAACAAGAAGTTACCAGTTGACTTTCTGCTAAGAGCGCATAGTCTTCGTCAGTCTTTTTACGTTTACTGGACAGAGACTTGTGATATTTTGTCAGAGGGTTTAATGGGTCTGACAGCGTATCAGCGTGGCTCAGGAAAGGACGAGTACCAGTAATTTTGATATTTAACAGTTTCATAGCATTTAGCTCCACACTTTAGTTGATTGTTAAGTTGTTTGTAAAGAACCCTCAACAGAAGACTCTTTAGAAACTTGGTAGATTTTTAACGTGGCTACTACCATCCACCCACACCAGACCAAACCTAGCCTTACCCCACCGCACCTTACCGAACCACACCTTACCATACATCACTTAAAAACCCTCTTAGAAGACTCTTAAGTGATGCTGGTGAGTACCCGTTGGTTTATGCTGCTCAGTATACTCACCAAATTTTCTATGTCAACAACTTTCTAATAAAGTTTTATAAAGATTTTGCTTAACGACTCGCCTCACATGCCTATGCTCTTTCTTAATAAAGAGTGACCTCTTCTTGATAGAGCGCCTATTCTTGTAAGTGTTGCTAGGGTACTTATCGTGACCCGGACAACAACTGCCAGGATTTGTAAACTTGATAATCTCTCTTTTCACTATTCATAATCCCTAATAACGAGACCAACAGGGAACTGTAAAGACCCCTTACGAGTCATCTTCTGGAACTGAACTGTCAAAGGTTTCCCGATAAACTCTTCAGGATGTTCAGCAAGATACTGTTTCTTCTCGTGTGTAGTCTTCCATGAAACATCTACAAAGACGTTAGGAAGAGTCTCTACAACGAACTTACCATGACCACGCTTATCGGTCTTCACACCAGTAATTTTAAACTCTTCAGTGTGCATCTTCTTGTGCTTAATCAAGAAGTATGAACGGTGACCACACTCGTAGAAAGATTCTTCAGAGATTGAACGGTACATTGCACCTTCAAACTTAGCTTCAACCCACTTATCATGAGCTTCATCAAACTCTTCCCAAGAATTTACATGGATAGTCTGTACAGGAACAACTCTACAGGTATCCCCAAGCTGAACGAGAGGTGAACTGTCAATAACTTCACGACGCTCAGGCCAAGATTTTGAATTGTCACAGATATCATACCAGTAGAATTTAAGAAGGTGACGGTCTGGATTGTCAGCATTCTTAATCATAGAGACAATATCTTCTAAGTCCCAACCATGAGCATAAATCTCACCATCAAAGTCTTCAACTTGTGGATGTAATTTAAGCAACAAAAGCAAATCTGGGATTAGTTCTGTTGGAACGTTGTAAACAGTATTCTCACGAGAATAAGCCGTGAAACTAACTGAATCAGCATTCTTTGAAATCCTACAACGGACACCATCAAGTTTTGGTTGAGCATCAGCAGGGAACTTCAGATACTTTGCATGGCTAACCTTTGCAGCATCATGAGCAAGCTGTACACCAACCTTCTCAACACACTCTGCTTCAGATTTTGTGTAAGCGTAACCTTTACGGTCAACCTGTTTCTTGTACTTAGCAGCAACTTCAAAGAGAGCTTGCTGTTCAGCATTACGCTCATTCTTTTTACCGATGTTTTTCGGTTCTGCTGTGTACTCTTCAAACATCATCTTGCCATTTTCTTTACCGTAAGTTGTGACAACTTTATCACCTACGGCAACACATGACCAGACGTTGAAAGAACCATCTTTATTTTGTTTGTACAGGATTGTCATTACATCTCCTTGCTCTTATCTAAGAATCTTGCACCGCAGCTATTACATTCATATAAACCTAATTTTGTGTTGTCAGGTTTATGAAAGCAATTACACCCACATTTGCAAGAGAACTCACCACCAGCTACTGTGATTATGAACGTCTCAATGTTTCCGTCTTCAGTTCTTACAGGTTCTGTTTTCATTTTCTCTTACCACCAATTTCTACATCAATAACCTGAACATCACCAGCAACATCAAACTTGTGAATGACATTTTCTACAGTGTAAGTCCAACCTTCAATATGAACCCATTCACCTTCTCGTGGTACGATTGGATTACGTTGAGCCACCGTTGTAGTAGAATGAACAACATCATAACGGTAGATATAGTTTACTAAAACTTGCATAATTTTCCTTAAAAGAATAAGTCAGAGGCTTTTGGAGAATCTTGCACAAGACCCCACTCAGATTTCTGCCAATCAAGGCCACGATACCATGAAGCCATCGGGTAACCCATTTCACAGACAATCTTTCCATCTTTCATTTCAAAGAACTCATCAGATGTGAAGTTCTCATTACGTACTTTCTTACCTTGCTTCATTGCTTCAACAGCTTCTTCAAAAGTCATTTTTGGTTTCTCCAATACTTAAAAGTTAATGTCGATGCGTTCACCCTTAAGGACTCCAGTGCGGTCTCTTGCAATCTTACCGTCAACAATAAGGATATGTGCAGCCCTTAAAGAGTCACGATTAAAACCTTTTACGAACTTACTAGGCATCACTACAATGAGCATCTCCTGAATCAACTCTGGAGTGTAGCAGTTGTCGTGAAGTTGTTGGATAACGTCTGAAAGTGTCATAAACCCTCCTATACAAGATACAGTATAAGGTACTCTTCCATGAGCACCTTGTCAACTTAGTTTTGCAAACTCTCCGTGAAGTTTCATAGAAGCTTCACAGTAAGCTTTATGGGCTTCTTCAGGGGTGTCATAGTAGCCTAATGACATCTTTTTACCTTTATAGCTTATTTGCGCAACCCACCTACCAGACTTCTTCTTCAGGCTTACACCCTTATAGCCTGATTTATTGGTGGATAGTTTGCTTTTATTCCAAGCACTTTGGCAGTCGTCTGCTTCTCTTAAGTTTACAATCCTGTTATCAAGGGAGTCCCCATTACTATGGTCAATAACACCTTTAGGTAACCTACCATACACGTACAGCCATGCGAGTCTGTGCGCTTTATGTGCTTTCTTGTCAAAATAGATAGTAATCTGCTTATGACCAGTTGAGTCAATCTGGAGGCTTCCCGCTACCTGTCCTGCGTACTGGCTATTAAAAACTTTAACAGCCTTTGAGTCGCCCTCTCTACGAAGCCAAGTAAAGACCCCTATTTCGGGGTCATAGTGTAGTAGTTCCTTTAAACGTTCTTGTGTAATCATTTTGTCACCATTAATGCACTTCCAACCACGATTTACCGACCTTACCAGTACCAGTTACCAGTGTTTTACTCTTTAGTCCTAAGTTCTTAGAGGCTTGCCCGTAATACCAATCAGTGACAGCCTTCACCTCTGCCGTCATACTTTCTGGACATTCCCAACTTGTCTCATCGTGATAGGAGCACAATAAACGAGCACCTATAGCTGGTTTACGACCGTTCAACTTCATCAAACCTTCGTCAATCATACGACGGCAAGCAAGGTTAATTGCCTCGTTCTGAATCTGGCTTTCCGAACCCATGAGCAAGTAGTTCAACAGTTTGTGTGGAGACTTACACCACAACCATGCTCCAGCAACCTTGACAAAACCACCTTTAGCAATTGCAGCAGTCTTACCAAATACCTCTTCAAGTGCTTTCTTAGTTGCTTTAAAGTCAGCTTCCAAGTCATCTAACAGTTTCTTAATCTTCGGCAAACGCACAAAGTAAGTCTGTTTAGTCAATGCACCTTCCTGAGTAGTCGCAGCTTTAATCGTCTTAGCAAACTTCTCATCACCAGCACCAAACAGCAACGCATAGATGCCATTCTTAGCTTTCTTACGACCTTTACTAATTTCGTGAAGAAGATTTTCATCCTGAGTCATACGACAAGTCAAGATGTCTTGTTCTTCGTTCAAACTGAAGTAGATACTGTTCAGTGTATGAGCATCAGTGCCTGAGTAAACTACGTACAAATCGTTTTCAGAGTCATAACGCAGATACTTATCAACTTCTGGATTCAGGTATTCGTCAAAGTGTTTGCAGTAATATCTGCCATCTTCCTGACGGATAAACTCAATCTCTTCTTTACCTTGAGTTACCGCTTTGGTGAACTCTTTGTCACCCATAAAGTTACACAGCAAAACAAGCTGTGCAGAGTTCATGTCAACGGAAACTACGTTGGTTCCTTCTTCACAAATCCAGACTGCCCTCATTGGTTCACCGTAAACAGCAGCCCCAGAAGGTACGTTCACAATCCCGTATTGTGTCATACGTCCAGTTGAAGTACCAAACACCATTGCACCAGCACTCAAACGACCATCTGGACGAATCTGGTTTAACCAACCCTTTTCATCATCCTTTGAGTTCTCAATAGTCCTGCGTCGGTGCATCAAAGTGTAGTACTTCGCAATCTTCTGTCCAAGTTCACCTTCAATCGTATCATAAGATGATTCAGTCAGTTTCGGTGAAGTACGAATCAAGCAAGGCTCAAGCAAATCTGTGTACTTCTTCACAGACCAGTTGTGTTCGATGTACTGTACACCTTCATGCTCAACATAGTTCAACCCGCAACGGTCTACCATCTCTTGCCATTTCGGATGTTTACGAATCATCTTCTTGTTGTCTTTGAAGCGACAAACCTTCACCGGACGACCATCAGAATCTTTCTTGTAGTTCCAGTCATCAGGAATCCAGCCAAGAGTTTTCAGATAATCCTTCACAACCGCAACCTGAGTCATGCGTGAAACTTCAAACTCAATTGGTGTATAAGGTGCATCAATCAAACCTGTGTAACGACTTGACTCAAGTTCGAAGTGGTTTACTACGTGATTGTTGTAGTACTTCACAGTCTTCACAGTCTTAACTGGTTTCCAGTCTTTGCACTTCTTATCAATCGCAGCATTCAACTCGTTACAAACTGCACGAGCATCTTTCATTGCCACGAAACCTTCTTTGTACTCTTCTCCAGTAACCGTGTTAGTTGGAGTGTAGCAGTTACGCTTCTCAATGTTGAAAATCTTGGTAGTTGGTTTACCAAAAGGTTTGATAGCGTAAGTCTGCATCTCACCATTACGAACCTGCTGACGGAACTTAGTTTTTGGATACTTAGTGATGCGCTTCAGACCATCTGCTTCACCAAATGTCTCAACGTACTCGTTCCAAGCTTTTGCAAACTCTTCACCAGTGACTTTACCTTTCGTCTTAATAGTCGGTGGCAGATGAGGCTCAACTTCAGCAGCTAATTCATCAGTCATTCTGTCAAGTTCTTTGACATGGAACTGCATAAGTTCAATATCAGCTTTCCAACCGTTGATAGCTTGCTGACTCATCCAGAAAGATGTTTCTTTAGCTCGCATGTAGGTTTCGTAAGTGTCTACACCACACTTCTTCAACTTCAGGTATTCATTATCAAGAGCACGTTTAGCTTTGGCGTTGATTCGAATATCCTCAACAACACGGTTCAGAATGTCAGCATTCCAGACACCCCACTCTTCAATCTCTGGCTTACGAACACCAACACGAGCACCCCATGCAGCCAAACCATGAGCACCTTTGTAACCTTTCGGTGTAGGTCTATCCATCCACTGAACACGAGACTGGATAAGAGAATCCTGAAAGAAGTCTCCCCAAGGTTTACACTTCGGATTATCAAAGTTCCATAAGTCTGGTGCAATGTGGTTAAACACCCACCAGTCATAGCCAAGACCGTTATGAATGCAGAGACGTTTTGCCTTAAGAGCAAACTCCACACCTTCACGAAGACCACCTTTGATGTACTTAGTACACTTGTGACCAAGGATAGGTTCATCGGTGAAGACCCACACAGCAGGTTCGTCACTGTCATCTTTGTAATCTGCAAATGCCATTACGTGTGCTTTTGTGAACTCAAGGAGTAACCCATCAGTTTCGGTATCACCTACCAAGTGCAAGTTTTCAAAATCTACGTTTTCCATTTTTACTCCCTCTCAAAATCATTGACTCAATACATTACTGCAAAAAGTTTCAAAAAGCAAGTTGACAATTCACTTGACAAGGTGTTAATCTTTGCGAAGTGGGTTTTAACTTAAAAGACTCCCTTTACAGATTAACTATACAGTTTCTTTAAAACCCTTAAAAGATTTTTAATAGCTTTTAAGAAGCTTTAAAGTTATACGTATAGAATACGTAAAGAAAACAGATTAAGTTTAATAGGTACTTAAAAGAGGGCATTATGCAGAGAATGTTTGTTCACCCAGACATAGCTGACTTCATGAGAGCTTTAAAAAAGTTGGAAGAACTTGACATTGCTGCTCAAAAGGAATACGCTTACCATCATCGTCGAATGGTTGATGTTCAACATGAGATTGAACTCTCCGAAGGCTACGATGAAAGAATGAAATGTTCAGTCTTTGAGCATATGAAGGAGATATCGGCTGAGAGGCGTAAAGCAAAAGATACACTCTTCTTGATAGATTCTTTAAAAAAGAAGTTGCAAAACGGAACAGACTTAGATAACCTAGCAACACTGATTAGCGATGTAGAAAGTTCATGGGATAGACATTACTTCCCAAGGTCTGAAAAAGTTCTTGACTTTTCCTCTACAGAGAGCTTAAAGTTATCACGACAAACACTTAACAAAATGAGAGAGAATTAATATGACTACTGTAAATGAAATGCTGGCCTCTAAAGGTATCGATAGCAACTTTATGCTGAACACTATTGAAAGCCTTGCTATCGTTATGCGTAGCAACACCTTCAGTTCACAAGTAATTCCTGAATCTTATCAGGTTAACGCAGAGATTTCTGATGAGTCAGCATTTCGCTCACAGGTTGAACTGCTTCTGAATAACCGTCAACTGGCTCTGGCTTCAGTGGCTGTTGGTGTAGATGCCTTGGCTGGTTATGTCTTTGACAAGATGCAAACTGGCGACTACAAAGTTCTCTCTGAAGAAGAGAAAGAAGCACTGCTTGAGTTCACTGAAGACGACACCTTCAACCTGATTATCAACTCAATTGCAAGCGTGATGGCTGTACTTGAGAAACGTGTTACAGAAAAACTCCCACACTATGAAAAACTTGATTGGGGTTTTGCAGATATCTTTGAGCGTTCACAGGAAATGGTGAAGCTGACTAAAGAGCAACTTCAAGAGGTTGTTGACAATGAAGCTGAACGTGGAATTGATGAGATTCAGGTCAAACTGACCGCTCTGGTTCCTTCAATCATCACAGTGATGAGTATTCACGCTCTGTTCGAAGTTGCAGGTATGATTGATGCACCTATTGAGTTTGTGGAGCAGATTGCTGGTAATGTAAGTGGTGAAGCACTGCGTGAAGTGATTATGCAAACTGGTGCGGCAGTTCTTCAAGACAAGATTGCCATCCACTTCGGTGATGAATTTGTAGCAACTATTCAGGCTCTGTCTGAAAAAGAAAAGCTTGATTCTACACAAATTCACTAATAGAATTGTTTTCCCAAAGCCTCCTTAATTGGGGGCTTTTTCGTATGGAGATAAAGGTATATGAAAAGTATTATTGCATTTACTGGAAAGGCTCGTTCTGGTAAGGACACTTCCTGCATGTTGACAAAGAACTTTCTTCAAGAAGAAGAAGGTTACAACGTTCACATCTTTGCTTTTGCAGACAGTTTAAAAGAATCTGCTGCATACATCTTTGGGCTTGACTGGAATGATTTGTATGGCGAAACTAAAGAGACACCTCAAAAGTTCAACTTGAGATTCTCTGACTTGTACTTTGCAGTTCAATGTTCACTTGAACAAGTATTCCCACACAAAAACTTACACCTTGACGTTAAGCTATGTGGTGAACTAACTGGACGATTAATCATGGAACTGAAGAAGGTTGCTAAACCGACTATCTTAACCAGAATGGGGCTTAGTAAAACTTATAAGTTCTCTTCACGTCAGATTCAACAAATCTGGGGGACTGAAGTTGTCAGGAAGGTTCTTGGAGAGAAGTTCTGGATTCGTGACCTTGCTGAAAGGATGGAAAGATTCTTTGAGTCGTGCTCAAGAAATAACCAGTATGGCATCGCATTGATTAGTGACTTGCGATTTGACCATGAAGCAGAGTTCTTAAAGTCTTTTGACAGCCAAATCATTGAGGTAAAAAGAGACAATCAGGTTAAGGTTTCATCACATAAATCAGAAAATGGAATTTCTACCAAATTTGAACGTGACATTATTCAAAACAATGGTAGTCTTGAAGACCTCGAAAATAAGTTGAAAGCTATTATCATTAAATAAGAGAGATGAAGATGAGAGTGAATAATTTAGAAGTTGTTGACCATCGTTCGGTGGAACTCTCATCTCTTTCCAAGGAAGTTATGATGGAGCGGCTTGAAAGGGTCGCTTCAAGACGGAAAGAGATTGCAGAAGAGATTCACGAGCTAGACAAGATTGAAAATGGCTTGAAAGCAGAACTAAAACGCAGAGGTGCTAATGTCTAAAGGTCGTAAATTGAAGGAAGCTGGTAATTTTGTTGGTCATTGTGCTTGCCCTAGATGTGGTTCATCAGATGCTGGTTCAATCTATCATCACGACGATGATTCTTATTCGATGACTTGCTTTAGTTGCAACAAAGGTTTTCCAGAGTGGGATTTTGATAAAGGGCAAATTGTGAGTACTTATTCTACTGGTTCAGACAATAAAAATCGTACTTTCCGTGGTATGGATTTAGATGATGTAAAAGACAACCTTGAAGCAATGGATTTAAAAGACCGTAAGATTCCTGCAAAGGTTCTTGACCGTCTTGGTATCAAGGTTGATGTAGATGGTGAAGGTGAGATTGATGCACACTTTTACCCAACTTACAAGAAAGATGAAAACGGAAAGCTTGAGCATGTGGGTTATCGTGTTCGTCACCGTTATCCAGAAGACCATCCGAAAGAGCATCTTCGTGGTAAGTTGAAAGACTTCTCCGGTGGCGTAGGGGATATCAAAGGTGAACTGGCAATGTTCGGTTCGTGGATTGCTCCAGAAGGTGGTAACCGTCTATTCATCTGGGAAGGTGAGATGGAATGCGCTACAGCAATCTACATGACTTCTCTGGCAATTAAAGATAAGTCTCGTCGTAAGAATTACTGCCACGTATCTGTTCCATCAGGTGCAAACATCAAGTCTATCAAAGACAACTATCAGTACATCACGTCATTTGATGAGATTTACCTGTGCTTTGATAACGATGAAGCAGGTGCAAAAGCCACTAAAGAGGCTGCTGGTATCCTTCCGATTGAGAAGGTTCGCTTATTCCAGTATCCAGAAGGTGTCAAAGACCTTAACGAATGGTGGACTAAGTTTTATAAAGAGAAAGATACAGTACTGGAAGGATTTAAACAGCGTATCTATAATGCACCTCGTTACTGCCCTGCTGGTATCAAGAACTTCGCAGATGGTTTTGAGGCAATGAAGAATCGTGGTCAGATTCCACTGATTCCATTCCCAGAATCTTTCGGAGACTTGAACAGGCTGACTTATGGCGGTTATGGTCTAGGTGAGATTACAACTCTGGCAGCACCATCTTCAGTAGGTAAATCAGCTTACACTCGTGAAATGATTTATACTGCTTGGAAGGAAACTGATTACAATATCGGTGTGATTCCTGTAGAAGATACTTATGAAGAGTTAATGGAGATGCTTTGTGCGATTCACCTTAGCAAGCAGATTTCAGAGATTCCTTACGATGAACGTAATTGGGATGAAATCAAGGTTGCACATGCTGAGTTGTCTGCTGGTCGTCGTATTCACATCGTTGACCACCAAGGGGCAATCGACCAAGATAACCTGTTAGAGTTTGTTGACTATCTGGTTAACAGCTTAGACTGTAAGATTATTATTCTTGACCCTATCACACTGGCTCTGTCACGTTCTGATACGGATGAAGAAGAAGTCTTATCTGAACTGCTGCGTCGTTGCAAGCGTTACCAATATGCACAGGTAAACGTCTGTCACGTTCGTAAGAGTGCAGGTGGTCAGAAAGCTAACTCTGAAGGTGGTGATATTTCTGAAGAGGATATCAAGGGTTCTGGAGCATACTTCCAGATTTCCATGAACAACATTCTGTTAATGCGTAACAAGGTTGACCCAGACCCTGTGAAGAAAAACTTGACCAAAATCAAGTTAACTAAATGTCGTCGTCATGGTAAGTCAACTGGTATTGCTGGTCACACTTGGTATAATCCAGATACAGGCCGTCTTATCAAGGCTGCTGGTAGTGGTGTTGATATTGATGGTGCAGCAGAGAATATTCGTCAGCAGTTTGGTATTGGTGAAGCTGATGACCACTATGATGATTCTATGCCGCATTATGATGATGAAGTCTTTGACCGTGAGACTGGAGAGGTTTACACTCAAGAGCAACGTCAAAGTTCTACTATTCCACCAGTATTAAACGAAGACGGAGAAGATGATGACTGCCCGTTTGAAACTGACTGATGCGTATCTTAAGGAGGGCTTTACGCCCTTCTATGAAGAAACAAATTCAGTAAAATTTAAAAAAGAGTGCTTGACTCGTATAGACGATTTCTGTAAAGTACTCATCAACGAAGGACATACGGTTGAGTTAGAGCACAGAGAACTTGAGATTGGCCTTGATGGAATCTTAGTTTCTGTTGACAATGATACTGGATATATGTTTAAGTTGACTGACAAAACATTTGAATACGAAATTTATCGGAGAGTTGTATGAAACATTCTAAAGCGTTTGAAAAAGTATTTGGCGATTCACTGAAAGCAACTGCTGGTAAATCTGCTGCACACTACGAAGCAAAACGTGTTCGCACTGGTAAGACAGCACGTAAAGCAGCTAAAAAATCTGCTTAAAAGTGTTTGACAAGGGAGTATGAAGTCTGTAAGATTGTACTCCTTCAAGTTTGAAAGAAATAATTTTGAGAAAGAGGATTTAAGAATGTCTAAAGTTGTTAAAATGAAATCTCCGGTAGAAAAATACAATGGTACTGAACGTCAGACTCTGCGTTACTTGCTGAAAGATGTTTGGTTCTACTACCTGAACACTATTCCACGTCCGGGAAAAGGCAAGTCAGTTGATAAGAAATTCCCAGGCAAAGATTGTAACTACAGCGTTTCGATTCTGGCAAAAGACGGTAACAAACTCTTCAAAGAGTTCACCAAGTCTAAAAAGAATCCTGATGGTTGGGATAAAGTTACAACTGAAGCAGTTGATGCAGATGACTTCGAAGAGAAGTTTGGTTGCAAACCACCATTTGAAGCAGACACTTATCACATTCTGAAAGTAAGTCGTGCTGCTGCTTATAAAGATGGTGCAGTCTGGACAGCGAAACAGTCATTCCCTGTTATGCTGATTGAAGAAGTTAACGGTAAGCGTGTTGCAGTTAAACAGCCGATGAAGAAAATCAAGGCTCAACATTCTGACAAACACGATGACGACAAAACTTATGATGTTATTCACCCAGATATCGCAGTCGGCAACGGTTCATTTGGTAGTGTGATTCTTGCAACTCACTTCTACACTTTTGAAAGCAACGTTCTGACGAAGCCGATTCAGGAACAGTTTATCATTGATACTCTGGTTCCGTACACTGGTGGTACAGGTGGTAACGGTGAGCCTGAACTGGATGAAGATGAACTGGCTCTGCTTGGTCTGGATGGCGTTGAAGATAACGGTGAAATCACCGAAGAAGATGCGAAGGATTCTGAAGATACTAACTCTGACGATGACGACGATGATATGCCAGACCCAGATGACGACGACGAAGAAGATTTCGATACTGAAGATTAATTCTCAGTAGTTACTACAAAGCCCTGTACTTAGTATGGGGCTTTTTCGTATTGGAGATACAAATGGAAAAGTACACGTTAACAAAACTCCCAGATACTGTGACACATGTCTTTATTGACTCTGACAGTATTGCTTACAAGGGAGCCTGTGTCGTTGAGAAAGCAAAGTACAAGTATGTGAATAAACTCACTGCTGAAGAGTCTGATGCCTTTGAAAGTGCTAAAGATGCTAATCAATGGCTATCTGACCAGAGAGTTCTGACAGAGGAACTTGGTCTTGCATTCGATGAAGATGAATGGGAAAGACAATCTTGGAAAGAAGCTAAGAGTGAAAAAGAAGCTATTATGGCAACTCAACAAGTTCTTCAGGAATGGTTGAAGGTTGTCGGGAAAGAGCGAACTTGGATGGGCTACCTTACTGAAAAAGGTGTTCACAAGCATAAAGATATCAAAGGTCTTGAACATCAGTATCAAGGTAATCGTAAAGACGCAGTAACACCTACGCATTTAGTTGCTTGTCGTGAGTATCTTCTGTCACGACCTGAGTTTAAGCTCTTACTTAATGGGTTTGAAGCTGACTCCATTGTTATTGCAAAAGCTGAGAAGATGGGTAAGAAGGCTGCTCTTATGAGTATTGATAAAGACCTTCGCCAAGCGGAAGGAACTTACTGTATTGATATGACTTACGAGAAAGCCCCTCTGATTTTCATTGCAGATGGTAACGTAGGTGATATTTGGGATTGTCCTATCAAGTCTAAGCCGAAAGCTAAAAAGACTGTTGGTGTAGGCTTCAAATTCCTCTGCTATCAAGCTGTAGCAGGAGATAACGCAGATAACTACTTTGGCCTTAAGGGTGCAGGGAAAGTTGCTGTAATGAACGCTCTGGAAGGTAAAGAGACCTATAAAGAGTGTCTTGACGCTATCTATGAACTCTACGCTAAGAAAGAGTCATATACTTATGAATCGTGGGATGGTCAGGTGATTACAAAAACACCTCTTGAATTAATGCACCAGCACTTCTGGATTGCCTATCAAGAACGTAACCCTAAAGACGATTTCACCTTTGCTAAATATGGTTGGGAGCCTGTTATGAATGAAGATTAAAGGTTTTGGCAATTGCCCTGAATATGGACATTGGATTTCACTGTGCGGGGAGATTGACCCCGCTAAGTATTTTGGTTTCGTTTACTTAGTGTACTGCAAAAAGACTGGACAGTATTACATCGGTAAGAAGCAGTTTAACAATGTCACCAAGAAGAAAGTAGCTGGAAAGACCAGACGTAAGATTGTGACAAAAGAGAGTGACTGGATGGTTTACCAGACCTCTTCTGAGTACATTAAGAAAGATATTGAAACTTTCGGTGAAAAAGAGTTTGACTTCTATATTGTGCAAACTTATTATACGCGAGGTGGGTTGGTCTACGGAGAAGCTAACCTTCAACATAAGTTTGACGTCATGACAAAAAGGATTGACTCCAAGCTTCGACTCTTCTACAATGCAAACATTGCAGCAATCAAGTTTCTTACTAAAGAGACTTATGAAGATGCTGAGAAGAGAATCCATAAAATCATGAAACTTAATGAGAGAGAATAAGATTATGTTTAACAAACTGAAGAATGACCACGTAGCTAAAATTGACAGCCACATTGCAGCACTGAAAGATGCAATCATCAAAGCTAAAGAAGCTACGGAGTCCGAAATGGAGGCTCTTGAGTCCCAGATTCAGCACCTGATTAACAAGCGTGTTGAACTGAAAGGCCGACTGGATTATATTGAGTCTCAGCAGAAACTGTTTCAGGAGGTTTAATGTTTAATTCCAGAGAATCCGTTTTAACTTGGAACCAGCGTTGTGGTAAAACCCCGTTGACTCCGTATACACCTGAGTACTGGTCTTCGATGCGTAGTCAAGCACTTTGCATGTTAGAAGAAGCCAAAGAGCTTTTGAAAGCTGTTGATGAAAAAGACCCTATCGAGGCTCTTGATGCTCAGGCAGACTTACAGTATGTTCTTGATGGACTGATTTACCTTTCACAGCATGACCATGACGGAGCTATGAAAGCAGTCTGTGAGAATAACAACCTGAAGTATACCGATAACTACGAAGAAGCTTTGAAGCGTCTTGCAGATATCGAGAAACGTACTGGTGATGAATGTCGTGTACGTGCTTCAATGATTGACGGCAAAGAGTGGTACGCCATTATCCGTGAGTCTGATAAGAAGGTTATGAAGCAATCTAATCTTCCTAAAGTACAGCTTGCAGAGTTCATCGCGGAACTTGAAAGCAGAGAATTGTTCGTGGTAACATCTGACACATGCGTTATCTGTAAAGGTCTTGTAGGAAGTTTGAAAGACCTTGGATTGAGTGACTTCACAGAAGTTCGACCAATCAGTTCGAAAGCAGACAAAGACTTCTGCCGAGAAAACGGATTATGGCTTGCAGATATTGTTTACTATGACGGTGAGAAGTTCCATGTGACCTCATACCCGAAACTGAACTATGATGCAAATAACCTTAAGAATTGGTTAAAAGGGGTTGGTTATAATGGATTCACAGAACATTAATACTGAAGAGGTGGCTCCAAAGAGCCATTTCTCAAACTATAATCTCTCTATGACAGTGTTTATGAATGATTCACTGTTAGTAAAATACGGAGAGACACCAGAAACTTTACTGGATAATGAACAGGTCTTGAAAGCAGTGCTTTTCAAATATGGCCTGAACATTGAGAAAACGTATTCTTATGAGATTTGTCAACATCGCAATACGTTTGGAAAGGTTGTAACGGCTCCACTATTCATGGGTGTTGAACGCACTGATGATGGGTGGCTTTACCTAAAACGAAACTTGGATAAATATCATGTCTAAAGCAAACAAGCTTACAATTGAAGATGTAAAAGCTGGCGTTGAACTTGGAGTAGATAAGTTTGACAACCCTTTACGATTCGGTGACATAGTGATGTACACAGAAGATTGTAAAGGGCGAAGTGATATCAAGTTTGGTCGTGTTTCTGGTAAGCATCGTGGTAATTTTGTTATATCACGCATGGAAGATGACCCTTACGAAAACCTTGCAAAACTTTTTGATGAGACTAAGAGTTATTGGTATCACAACGCAATGTCAAAAGGTTCACTGACCAAGGTTTCTCACAAGTTTTATGAACTTTGGCAAAATAAACAAATCTTTAGCATTTAATCTCTAAGGGGTCTCTTCGGAGACCCTTTTTCACCTGTAGGACTCTAAAATAATGATTAAGACCATTCGCAAATCTGACGGTACAATCGTACCATTCGAACCAGAACGTTTAAACAAATGGGCTTCATGGGCTGACAAACGAGGAATCATTTGGTCAGAGGTAACTATGGAAGCTATGAAGCGTGTCTATGAAGGTTGCTCTACCAAAGAGATGCACCAAGCTATGATTGACGTTTGTATTGATAAGCAGACTCAAGAATACTCTGATATGGCTGGTCGATTACTTCTTGGTATCATCTACAAAGAAGCCTTTGGTGGTTTCACAAAAGTTCCTCAACTGTTTAACTTCGTTATGAAGATGGAGCAAATGGGATTGTGGGAACACATGGATTACACTGAACAAGAGATTGACTATTTACAAGGTCACATTGTTCACTCAAAAGATATCTCTTACGGCTATGCAGTACTGAAACAGTTCCGTGACAAATACGGTATCCGAGATATCAAGTCAGGTCGTCTGTTTGAGTCTCCACAGTTTATGTTTATGGGTATGGCTATGAAAGCCTTTGAGAGACAACCTAAGCACCGTAGACTGGAAGATGTTATCAAGCTGTACACTTACCTGTCTGACCTGAAGATTAACGCCCCTACGCCTTATCTGAATGGTTTACGTGCTACTAAGTCAGGTTATGCGTCATGCTGCTTAATCAAGGCTAATGACACTGCTGAGTCTCTTGGCATTGCTACTAAGGTAGCTTATGATATGACCACGAAGCAAGCTGGTATTGGTATGCTGATGGAGACCCGTACAATTGGTGACGGTATCCGACAAAACACTATTGAGCATATGGGAAAACTCCCTTATTACAAGCTTGTACGTGCTGCTGTAGAAGCTAATAAGCAGAAGAGTCGTGGTGGTTCAGCTAACAACTTCTTTACTGCATTAGACCCACAGATAGAAGATTTGCTACGCTTAAAGCACCCTACAACGGTTCCTGCAAAGCGTATTAATGAGATGGACTACTCATTTGGTGCAAACGACTATTTCTGGCAGTGTGTACAGTACGATACAGATTGGTTATTGTTCTCTTACAAGGACGCACCAAGGTTGTATGATATGTTCTACACGGCTAGTGCTGATGAGTTTGCTATGGCAGTCGGTCACGCAGTACATACAGGTGTTAAACATAAACGTGTAAAAGCTCGTGAAGTCGCTAAACTGTTTATCCAGCAACGTTATGCTACAGGACGTGTTTACCCGTTCTTTACTAACAATGCAAACTACCATACACCTTTCAAAGAGCCTTTGAAAATGTCTAACCTGTGTATGGAAATTGTATTGCCAGTACATGGTTTTGAAGATGAACGAGACCTATACAGCTACACAGCCAAGAAAGAAGATGGTGAAGTTGCTCTTTGCTTCCTAGCTAGTTTGGTTGCAGGGAGAATCTCAGAAGATGAATACGCTGACGTTGCTTATTATGCTCTGGCAATGGTTGACTCCGTTATTGACCTTATGGATTATCCGTATCCGTCGATGCGTAACCATGTTCAGAAGCGTCGTTCTGTTGGTATTGGCCTTACTAATGTGGCTCATTACCTTGCGAAGAACTATGTGAACTATTCTTCAAGAGCAGGTAAAACTAAGCTTCATGAGTTGGCTGAGATGCACTCTTACTTCTTGCATGAGGCATCTTTAAGACTTGCAAAAGAACGTGGTGTACCAGAGTACATGCAGTTTACCAAGTACCCTGATGGTTGGGTTCCACCTAAGACTGCTAACAAGAAGATTGATGAGAAACACGATGCAAAACTTCGTTATGATTGGGATGACCTGTCACATCGAATTAAAGAAAATGGCGGTATCCGTAACTCTGTGTTAGAGGCTTACATGCCTAATGAGAGTTCTTCTCTGGCAACTAACACGACAAACGGTTTATACCCTATTCGTGACTTTATCTTAACCAAGAAGTCTGCAACTGGTAACGTGCTGTTTATTGTACCTGACTATGAAGAATTGAAGTACGTCTATGAAATTGCTTGGGATATTGACACTTTTGATATGATTGATTGTTATGCAATTGTTCAAAAATTCACTGGTCAAGCTATCTCTTCAGATTTCTATGTTGACTACTCAAAGTCTAAGAAGGTATCATTAGAACTAGCTTTGAAATACATGATTTATGCAAACCTTGTTGGTTTGAAAACTATGTACTACCTGAACAGTCGTATTGGTGTTGGTAAATCAGCACTGCAAGATGCCTACTGTGAGGGTTGTGGTGTTTAGTTTTAATAACTATGAGGGTCGTAAAAGACCCTCTAAAATTAACTTGGAGAAAGATATGCTAGATTTAATTCGTAATGCAAGAGTACGTAGCAAAGATAGCTCACTATACTTATTCTATATCCCAAGACGGTCTTTGTATTATATTGCAGATTTGGACTTAAAAGTTAAGATGCCAGATGATTCTTGGAAAGAGCATATACGTTATGTGGATTGCTTTAATCCAAAGCAAACATATGCAAGGCCACTAGATATGTTCAATAAGAACAATTGGGTTGTTTTGACGACAACCGAAGCCAGAAACTTTTTAGATACAGGAATCTTACCGGAATGATTAATCCACATCCAATTTTCTTAGGTGGTGAACGAAAGACTTTCGATTCACTAAATAAACACTATCCAAAAATCTTTGAACTGTATAAGCAGCAGAAAGCACAAGACTGGTCTGAAGATGAGTTCCCGTTTGAACAGTCACGACTAGATTTTGAAAGCGTTCCACAGTCAATGTCTGGTGTAATGCTTGAAATTCTTAAGTGGCAATGGGAAGCAGATACACAGGTTGCTAAAAGTTTAGCTTTTGCATTTGCACCATTCATCTCTGATGATATCTATGCAACTGCTATTATGAAGCAATCAGAAATTGAGAACCTTCATGCACTAACTTATTCAGAGATTGTACGTCAGTGTATTAAGAACCCTGAAACAATCCTTGATGAAATTAACCAGAACGCTGCTGTTCAGGACAGACTGAAAACTGTTAACAGAGCATTGGCAGAACTGCTTGACGAAGGTATTAACTATCGTCTAAACTACGTTCGACAAGAATTGATTGAGAAAGACCCTTTACATTTCCATAAGGTAATTTTGAAAGGTCTTTTCGCAGTGACAGCACTTGAAGGAATTTCTTTCATGGCATCCTTTGCATGTACCTTTGCACTTGATGCTCAAGATAAATTCCAAGGTATTGCTCAAGCAGTACAGAAAATTATGCTTGATGAAATCATTCACACAAAGATTGATATCGAAGCATTAAAAGAAACTTTGAAAGACGAAGAGTGGCAAGAAGCGTTCCGTCAAGTACTCCCAGAAATTAAAGTAATTCTGGATGAAGTAGTTGAAAGTGAAGAGAAATGGTCTTATTATATTTTCTCTGAAGGACGCGCTGTTGTAGGGTTAAATACAAAACTTCTTCACGAATGGGTTTACTACAACGCTGCTCCATTGTATGATATGTTTGGTATTCCAAGAGACTTTGTAGCTCCTAAAGAACCACCTTTGAAATATATGATTAAGAAGATGGAAATTGATAAAGAGCAAAACGCTAACCAAGAACAACAAAATGGTGCGTATCTTTTGAATACTGTTGTTGATGATTTAAATTCAGGATTTTTAGAGGTTCCTTAATGACTTATGTAATTTACTCAAAAGATGGATGCCCACAATGTGTGACTGCTAAAAACTTTGCTCAGGCTCGTGGCCTAGACCACGTTGTAAGAATGCTTGGCAAAGATTATGAGCTAAGTGACCTTATGGATATTTCAAAAGTTCCTGTTCGTCAGATGCCTTTCATTATGAAGGTTGAAGATAATGAAATGAAACCAGTTGGAACACTACAAAACTTTATGGCAGAGGTGAATAATGCTTAAACGTTTATGGGATGGTTTTGTTGAAGATGCACCGATGATTGCTCTTGCATTCATGGTTATCAGTATGTTTACTGATTTAAAACAAGGTGTCCTCTTCGGAGCTATGCTAGTATGGGTTATCTTTGAGATACTGGATATTCAGCATGACTTAAGCGGAAAACTTAAAAAGCTTATTGAAAAGTTTTCTAAGTAGATTTAATATAAGGGTCTCTTCGGAGACCTTTTTTGCATTAGGAGTTAGAATGGTTAAAGTACAAGTTATTAAGAAAGATGGTTCACTAGAAAAACCAAATGTAAATAAAATCGTTGAAGCAGTCACCAAGTCAGCTAATAGAGTTGGGTACAAAGAACTACCAATAGAAGTTATCCATGCTCTTGAGTCAGCTTTTAACAGACTGCTTGCCAGAGCAACTAATCAGAATGCAATGCTAATCTCTGTAGATGACATTCATAGCATCGTTGAAGGGACTCTGGCAGAGGTGAACCATGAAATCTATGAGTCATATTCAACATACAGAAACTACCGTAAAGAGGTGGCTCAGAATTGGGATGAACTATATCAGAAGACTAAAGACACACTCTTCTTAGGTGACCGTGAGAATGCTAACTTTGACAGTAGCTTAATCTCCACAAAAGGCTCAATCATCCGTGGTTACCTGACAAAAGAAATCTTTAAGCAGTACCACTTAACACCAGAAGAAACAAGTGCTATTGAAGATGGATTCATTTATATCCATGACTTAAGAGATTTAATCTTCGGTGGTATTAACTGCTGCTTGTTTGACATTGGAAGTGTCCTGAAAGGTGGCTTTGAAATGTCCGGCATCGAATACTGTGAACCTAAGTCTGTGCTATCAGCTTTACAGGTTATCGGTGATGTTGTACTCTCAGCAACTGCACAGCAGTTTGGAGGGTTCACTATTCCAGAGATTGATAAGGTTCTTGTGCCATATGCTAAGAAGTCTTTTGAGTATCATCTGGAAAAAGCAAAGCAATATAATATCCCAGGCAAGGGAGCATACTACTACGCTAAAGAGCAACTCCAGATTGAACTAACTCAGGGATTCCAATCACTGGAAATGAAGCTGAACACTGTTCCTTGTAGCCGTGGGGACTTTGCATTCACAACATTAACATTTGGTTTACTTGAACCAGATATGGCTAGTGAAGATAACCGTTTGCAATTTATGATTGCTAAGACTATCCTAGATGTTAGGATGAATGGTCAAGGTAAATCTAAGAAGCCTGTTGTGTTTCCTAAGCTGGTTTATATCTATGATGAAACAAGACATATACTAGACCCTTGGCAGGGGCAGCTTTATGATAAAGCTATTGAGTGTTGTTCTAAAGCTATGTATCCAGACTTCTTAAGCGTGTCTGGTAGTGGTTCTGTTGCAGAGGCTTTTGAACGTTCAGGTGCAGTCATCTCTCCAATGGGTTGCAGGGCTTTCTTATCTCCTTATTACGATGATGAAGGTAAAGAGTTCTATACAGGTCGAGCAAACATTGGTGCAGTATCTCTTAATCTGCCGATGATTTACAAGTATTCTGAAGAGAATGACTTAGACTTTTGGAAAGAACTTGACAAGTATCTTGAGATGATTAGAAGCTTCCACAAGAAGCGCTATGAGATGATTGCTAATATGCCAGCAAGTTCTAACCCTCTTGCATTCACTCAAGGTGGATTGTATAAAGGTCATAAGAAGCCAACTGATAAGATTGGTTGGGATACTGTGAAATCTTTTACAGCATCTTTTGGTGTAACTGCATTAGATGAGTTAACAGTGCTTGCCCAAGGTAAAAGGTTGCATGAATCTGATGGTGATATTGCAAGTAAGGTTTTAAGCTACCTGAATAGCAAGCTGGAGCAGTTTAAGCAGGAAGATGGTTTCTTGTATGCCCTCTATGGTACACCTGCTGAGAGCCTTTGTGGTACGCAATTGAAGCAGTTCAGAAATATGTTCGGAGTTGTTAAAGGTGTTTCTGATAAAGAATACTTTACAAATAGTTTTCACATGAATGTTGGTGCAGATATCACACCGTTTGAAAAGCAAGACTTAGAAGAACCTTTCTTCCATTCTTGTAATGGAGGCCATATCCAGTATGTTCGTATCGCTAACCCAGAGAACCACAAAGCCATTAGAGCTTGTGTAACAAGGGGTATGGGTAAAGGTTTCTATCAAGGTGTTAACTTTGATTTAGCAATCTGTGAAAATTGTGGTCACCGTCCAAGTGCAGATGTTGAATTATGTCCTAAGTGCAACTCACACGATATCTCTGTGATTAATAGGGTGTGTGGTTATCTTTCGTTCACTAAGATTAAAGGACAGTCTCGAATGAACGATGCAAAAATTGCCGAGATTAAGGATAGAAAGTCTATGTAAGGTGGTGAATGAACTATGAACTAATCTATGACAAGTTAATGAAGAAAGCACACTCTGAGAGGGGTGTGCCTTTAACATTTTACAAATGCCAAGGCTTAGGTTATGAGAGACACCATATCAAACCACTGTGTCTCGGAGGGGATAGATTTGACGGTAGCAATATAGCCTTATTAACACCAAGGGAACATTATATTGCACACAAGCTTTTGGTTAAGATGCATCCTGAAAAGTACAAACTCTGGATTGCTTGGCAAAGGCTGTCTACAGATGGACTAAATAGAAAGGTTTCATCAAGAGACCATGAACACGTCAAACGTTTAAACTCAAAAGCTATGTCTATAATCAATAAAGGTAGATTGTTTACAGATGAGCATAGGTTTAGATTGAGTCAATCCCAGATTGGTAATACCAAGCCCAAAGGGTGTAAGAGGTCTTTAGAAACAAGGCAACGAATGTCAGAATCTGCAAAGAAACCACAGGCGAAAAAGACGTGCCCATACTGCGGCATGACAGGTGGTGCAAGCAACATGACACGTTACCATTTTGAGAATTGTAAAAGTAAATCTATGTAAGTAGTTGACAAGGTGGTGTAGGTCTTGATAGGCTTACATCACCTTTTTTTATTAGGAATCACAACATGATTAAGACATTCTTGTTAGTCACCTTAGTAGGCTCTGTTTTACTAGGTTTCTTGTTAGGGCTTTTATACAACACATTGAAAGGAAAGAAAGATGACTAAGTTAAATAAAAATCAAATAAATTGGCTTAAAGACTATGCTTTAGAGTGTGGCTCTTGTAAGAAAACTCACAGAAAATACTCAGAGTTTTACATCACTTGCACATTGATGATAGATGAAGAGGTTATTGGTGAATCTGAGGAAGAAGGTATTAGTATCCCTCCATCACTATGTGGTAAAGTTTTGGTAGCAACTGGTACATGGTCAGACTCATATGGCACAGAGATTGGTGACCTATCCTTCTACAGCATTGAACAAACGATGAATCCAAAATATGTTACTCTTATGACTCGTGCTCAGGAAGATGAACTCCTTCAGGAATTTATTAAAGAACACTGTGAAGAGTACGTCACAAAACATGTAAGGTTTGAAGTTGAGGTGATTTAATGAATTACATGGAAATACGAAAATTCGATACAGCAAACGGTGAAGGTGCTCGTGTTAGTCTTTTTGTAGCTGGCTGCAAACACCACTGTGAAGGATGCTTTAACAGGGAGTCTTGGAAGTTTAATGCTGGCAAGGAGTTTACTTATGCAAACCTTTATGGCATTATGCAACTAATGAACGATGATGCTATCAGTGGATTCTCTATATTAGGTGGAGAACCTCTTGATGACCGAAACGTACAGGAAGTGACAAATATCTGTAAGCGGATTAAGACTGTCTATCCAGATAAAACTATATGGTTGTGGACAGGTTACCAGCTACATGAAAAAATTCACTTAGAAGTGATGAAATATGTTGACGTGGTAGTAGATGGTAAGTATGATGCTTCTAAACCGACACACAAACCATATCGTGGGTCTGATAATCAAATACTTTGGAGAAAAGAATATGGCTGGCAAGGTGACTGTCAATGGAGAGCAGAGTAGCTACTCTGGTAAGTGGATTTATAACATCAACAAGCTTGATGCTTGGATGGTTTATACTCAAGAAAAATTTGGTGAGAGTGGTTTAACGGCTTTAGCTGCACTTGTTAAGCAGGTAACATTCACAGTTGAAGAAAAATCAACACTTGGGGATGGACTAATGCTTTTCACTGATGTAAGATACGGAAACATACAAGTCTGTATTGAAAAAGAAGAACTAGACCAGTTCTGTATTAAACTTTAAAAGAGAGATATTAAAATGGGTATTTTTTCAAACATGAAAGCAGGTTTATTAGCAGCTCTGGCAAAAGCAGCAGCTATCGTTTCAATGACTGGTAAGCAGGTTGGAGTAGATGCTTCAGCAGTTGCACAGGTTTTTGCAAGCCAGATTGGACAGCAACCTTACATCCATGTTGGACGTGGTAAAGGTGGTAAGAAACAAGCTCATCGCCAAACTGGTGCAGCAGCAATTAAACGTGCAGCTAAAAAAGCTCGCAACCGTAAACGTAGCAAGTAAGGATTACTAAAATGGAAAAGATTTATAACACCCGTAAAATTCAGATTGCAATTCTGTGCCAATTCATGGCTGATAAACATGATTCACACTATTGCGGTACAGGTTTTCTTACTCTAGGTGGTGGGTATGTCAGCTTCAAAGAGGCTGTGAAGATGTACAATGAACATCCTGAAGATGATAAAGAGTTGAAGCAACTGAAGCTTACCTATGATAAGAAACGTAAGAAAATTATATGCTTGAACAACCTTATCAAGCCAACTGAAAACGTTCATGATTCAATTGGCGAAGAAGGTTTCTTCAAAGTCTTGAAATTGGCTCAGTAAGAGTATATGATTAGGGAACTGTAAAAGGTTCCCTTTTTATTTTGGAGAAATCATGTACTATTCAAATCTAAAACATGCTGCTGCAATGTCTGTTCTTCGTCTTGATTTCGATGAGCGTCAAGAGTTCATTGAATCCCACAAGTATAATCCTTCAAATTCTAATCACATGGTACTTTGGAACCGTGGTAAGTTCCGTGACAGTACCCTGTTTCAATACTATCCCCACTATACCATTGATAACCTCTATGAATATTGTGTTGTCAAGAACACTATAGCAACTCTTAACAAGCTTTGTAGATACTCTGGGAAGAAAGCTTTCACATTAGGCCACCATAAGCCTGTGACAAAAGGTGGAGAACATCATTGCTCAAACTGGTTTATTCAGACACAAGAAGATAATCAGAAGCAAGGTGAGAAGCTTCCTGAGACTCCTAAGATGACTTGGGAAGAACAAAAAGCATATCTCAGAAATAATATGCCACCAATGCTTGACAAGGACTATTCAATTCTGGCAATATCTCTCTTGTTGAAGCTTGAGACAGTTTATGAGGCAACTTATCATGGCTAGAGAACAATGGGAAATCAAAGAACTCATTAGTGAAGCTGGAAATGGTAGTGAGATGTATATGATACGTGGTCACGTCCCAGATGCACTTGCTATTGAAATGATTGACCACTACTCCAACGGATTCTATAAAGAATTTGGAGAGCCAAATATTGAACGTACTTGGACAAAACCAGTACCAGATGGAACAGGGAACTGTTCAGTTATCTATCACATTGTAGACCCAAAGAAATGTAAGTCAGCTATGGCTGTAACATTTGTAACTTTTGACTGAGAGAAATATTATGAAAACTATTATTCAAGTCCTGATTAATTCAAACTCTAAAGGCACTCACCAAGAGAACTTCAACATTATCCAGTTCCCTTCAGGAGAAATTGGTGGTAACTTCTCAGAAGATTTGGTAGACTTTGTTGAACATGCTGCTGGTAAGATTGATAACGTAATCTTCACGGTACAAGGCTATGATAAAGATACACTCTTTGCATTAGCTCTGGCTAAAGAAGCAATTGACCGTATGATTCCTCAGAAAGCAGCTATGAAGACTGTTGTCTTTGGTTTCTTACCAAATGCTAGATATGACCGTCACATGTTTAAAGGTGATGCAGCAGCACTTAAAGCATTTGCAAATCTTGTAAACGCTATGGAGTTTGATGCAATTTGTGCTCTGGATGCTCATAGTAACGTGGCAGAGAATCTATTTAAGTGCTTCTACAACCTACCTCAAAAAGAGGCAGCAGTACACTTTGCAAGTGACCCACGAATTGATTACTTAGTGGCTCCAGATGCAGGTGCAGCTAAGAAGACTGAAGAAGCTGCTAAGGATGTTGAGAAGCCTTATATCACAATGGCTAAGGTGCGTAACCTGAAAACTGGTGAAATCACTGGTATGCGAATCCTTGATGACGTAGATTTAACAGGCAAGACTGTCATGATTCTGGATGATATCTGTGACGGTGGTCGTACCTTCATTGAGGCTGCAAAGTATCTTCGTGAAGCTGGTGCAGAACGTGTAGAACTGTATGTCACTCATGGGATTTTCTCTAAAGGTGTTGAAAATCTTCTTGACAACGGTATTGACCATATCTACACTACAAACTCACTAGGCGATGTAGAAGACCGTGGACTTTCACACTTCTCACAAGTGACTGTAGCAAACATTGAATAGGTAACAAGATGGATAAGGGTTACTTTGAAAAATACCTAAGATACGAACCAGAGACAGGTTTGTTAATTTGGAAAGTAACCCTTTGTAGCACCGCTATTGCTGGTAATGTGGCTGGCACAAGGTCTAAGAAGGGTTATATCCAAGTTCAGATAAACAAGAAGAGGTACTATGCACACAATATCGCATGGATTCTATCTGGAGGTGAGATACCAAGTGGATATGAGATAGACCACATAGACCTTGACAAGACAAATAATAAGTTGGAAAACTTAAGACTGAGTACAAAGTCACAAAACCAAAGAAATAGAGGTATACAAAAGAACAACAAAACTGGCGTGAAGGGTGTAAGTGTATGTACACAGACAGGTCTTTATAAAGCAAGAGTGATGCTTTATCATAAAGAATACTTTTGCGGAAGATTTAAAACGCTAGAAGAAGCGAAAGAAGCTGTAATTAAAAAACGATTAGAACTTCATGGTAAGTTTGCAAGACATAACTAATAGAGAGATATAAAATATGAGTAAATCACTTTACGCAGTACCAGCAGGTCTTAATGCAGATGCTTACAAGTCATCACACATCTACCAGTATCCAGATGCTACTCAGTATCTTATGCTGAATTTAACGCCTCGTGGAGACAAATGGTTTAACTCTCCATTAGAAATTGATGGTGTTGTAGCATTTGGTATTCAGCGTTTTGTAAAAGACTATCTGGTAGACCACTGGAATGCAACGTTCTTTGAACGTGATAAGAAAGAAGCCATTGACGAAATCTTGGAAATCATGAATGGTGTACTTGGTGCAGATGCCATTGGTCGTCAACATTGGGAAGAACTTCATGACTTAGGTTATCTGCCTGTTGAAGTCTACTCTGTAGAGGAAGGTACAATTGTCCCTATGCGTGTCCCGATGATTATATTCAAAAACACTGTAGAGGGCTTCCATTGGGTAGCTGGTTATCTCGAAGATGCTTTCTCTGCTGAAATCTGGAAAGCTTGTACAATTGCAACTATTGCACTACATTACAAACGTATTTGTAAGAAGTGGTCAGATTTGACCTGTGATAACGACTTCCATCTTCCTTGGCAGTGTCATGACTTTGCAATGCGTGGTATGTCTGGATTCACAGATGATGCGTTTAACGCAGTAGGTCACCTGACAAGTTTTAAAGGTACTGACAGCTTCCCTGCTGTATACACAGCTAAACGTGCATATGGTCAGTTTATGACTGTAAGTGATATCGGGAACTCTGTACCAGCAACTGAACACTCTGTGATGTGTGCAAACATCTCATGGAATAGTTGTGCCAAAGAAGTAAGTGATTGGCATCTGCTACAGTCTGACAACTTGTTAGATGCAATGCGTTGGCGTGGTGAGGTAGAAACTTTCCAACGTCTTCTGACAGAAGTCTACCCAACTGGTATTGCAAGTGTTGTATCAGATACTTACAACTTCTGGAGAACTGTTACACAGATTTTACCAGAGCTACGTAATGTGATTCTGAATCGTGATGGTAAGTTGGTAATCCGTCCAGACTCTGGAGACCCTGTTCACATTGTCACTGGTTACAAAGTCATTGAATGGGAAACTGCTAAGTCAATGTTCTATAAGCACATGAAAGGTCTTGCACCAGATAACACCCACCTGCATGATGCAATCTTGAATTGTGAAATGGCTGATATTGGCTTTGGATTATCTGCTTGGCTAATCTCTGAAGGTTATGAGATGGTTGTTGAAAATGAAGATTTTGATTATATTGATACAATCAACCTGATTACTGCTCAGAAAACTGGACAGTTTACTGTGAAGCGTATGTTAACAGCAGAAATTGATGGAGCTATCCACACGCTGTATAACATCTTTGGTGGTACTGTTAACTCCAAAGGGTACAAAGTACTGGATGAGCACATTGGACTAATCTACGGTGATTCTATCACTTTGGAAAGGGCTAATGAGATTCTATCACGTCTTGCTGATAAAGGTTTTGCAAGTTCTAACGTAGTGTTTGGTGTAGGTTCATACACCTATCAGTACCTGACTCGTGATACCTTTGCATTTGCTGTTAAAGCAACTCTTGCACAGATGGACGGTCAAGAAATCATGCTGGCTAAAGACCCTAAAACAGATAGTGGTCTGAAGAAATCTGCTTTTGGTGGAGTCATCCCTATGTGGGACGGTGATAAGCTGGAAGCTGTAGATGGTTTTGGTTTTGCAGAGTTTGAAGGTGCAATTGAGAATTGTCAGAGCGCTTTGAAACTGGTATTTAGCAACTCACAACCTTATGGTTATGTTAATCTACGTGATGTACGAAATACTATTGACAAGCAACTTTAAAACAGTATGATAAGAGGCTCCTACGGGAGCCTTTTTAATTTGTGGAGAATGTTATGAGATTTAACACTGATTTATTTTATACAGATAGTACTGGATTCTTTGGTGGATACTGTGTAGCATCTTGGCAGTTATGGTTCTCAGAAGACTACAGAGATGATATGCAGGTTTTTGTAGATGATTACAAGTTCCCTACAAAACCCACTAAACGTCAGATTAGAAAGCTTCGCAGAGAGTTTCGTAAAACTTGCAAAGGGATTAATAGACTATGAAAATTAAACAGATGAATGTCAATGTAATCATTGAAGAACGTTGGGAAAATATTCAGCGACCTGAAGATGGTCACAAGTTTATCAACGAACTGTTTCAAGCAGCACAGTCAGAGTTAGCTTCTGAGATTTATACAACGGTCACTTTGAAGGTTTACATCAAAGGTCTGCCACAAAATCACCAAGAGGCACTTGATTTGTTCCAAAAAGGATTCTACAATCCAAATAAAGATATACTTGAGAACAGTTTTGCAGTATCTTCGAGTATTGTTCATGACAGAAGTTTTGTCCTATTCAGAACTGTAGGAGATAAGGTATGCAAAGTTATTGGTTAGAACTTGTACTGTCACTCGGTTGCATTGTTGCTATTGCAGTGATACTATGCAGATACTTCTCAGAGACAGAACCTTGTGATGAGTGTGAAGGCTCTGATATAGCTGGTATGGGGCATTGTTGCCCTTACTGTAACGGAACTGGAAAGAAATTTAAAAAGTAACTTGACAGTGGCATCTATAAAATTATATAGTTTGCCACATCAACCACTAAGGAGATATTCTTATGCGCATGGTAAATGACCACGCAACTGTAATTAAAAGCTCAAGTACACTGGAAACCTCTCAGGCTCAGATTAAGATGACACCTGAAATGTTCAGTCTCCTAAGCTCAGGTGTTTACACATACAAAGAACGTGCTGTTATTCGTGAGTTATCATGTAACGCAGTAGATGCTCACATTGATTCTGGTAATGTTGATAAACCTTTCTTGGTTCACTTACCAACTCGTTTTGAACCTTTCTTTGAAGTTCGTGATTTTGGTACAGGTCTGACTCATGATAAAGTTATGAAGCTTTACATGACCTATGGAGAATCTACAAAGAATGATTCGAACGACTACATCGGTGCTATGGGTATCGGCTCAAAGTCACCATTTGCAATTGCTCAGTCATTTACTGTGTCAAGCTATGTTGATGGTGTAGTTAATAAATACTCAGTTTATCTTGAGAATGGTATTCCTCAAGTGACTAAGTTGACTACTAACCCAACTACCGAACCAAATGGTTTAGCTGTTCGCGTAGCAGTATCTGACAACCGTATTAATAAGTTCCATGAAGAAGCAAGTAATGTTTACTCATACTTCAAAGTGAAACCAGAATGCAACGTTGAGTACTACGACATTCTTGAAGCGATGACTTCCATCTCTCGTGAAGATGGTATCTATGATGCAATGAAGTACAAAGAAAACTGGCGTTCAAATAGTAACAGTGTACATTTCAATGTAATCATGGGTAATATTGCTTATCCTGTTGAAATGGGTGAACTGCTTGGTTCAGAGTTTACAAGTATTCTGCCTCAGTTCTTCCGTAGTGCTGTAGACCTTGTTAATATCTACATGCCAATCGGTTCAGTGGCTATCGCTGCATCTCGTGAAGCATTGCAGATGAATGAGACCACTAAGACAAAGATTGTTGAAGCTGTGAAGAAAATCACTAAGACAATAGTTGAAGATGTGGTAAAAGAGATTGCTAATAAGCCAACTCTGATTGATGCTGCACAAGCTTATGACACCATGAGGAAAGAGGCTCGTGAAATCTTTAATCACGTCCAAGATTCTCTGGAGTGGCAAGGTCAGAACTTGAAAAAGCTTGAACAAAAGCTGTTGGGTATTCGTCGTGGTCAGTTAACTGAAGCAGATGGTTCTCCATCATTCTTGAAAGATGATGCAGGTAACTTAAGGCTTGACAAAGACGGTAATCCAGTTCCTAATATTGGTAATCTGTATGAACCTGTAGCGTATTACAAGTACAGCAGTCTGGAGAATCGTATTCGAGCAACTTCAGCAACATATTCACAAGATGCTGCAATGTTCAGTATCTTTGGTGCAATGAGTAAAGATAAGTTGAGCAACTACTTGTTCCTTATCAATGACCGTCGAAACAAGAACGGGTCTGAAAAGACGACTGGTAAAAATCAGATTATCCGTGGAGCTTGCCGTGACCGTGAACAGGAAGATTCTAACTTCCGTCGCTATAATGGTATTGCTTTCTTGTTCAGCAGTCAGCAGCAATTTGATGAGTTTGTAGCTTTGCATATGCTTGACAAGAATCTGTTAAGTGTGCATACAATGTCAGCTAAAGAGCACCACTATGAGAAACGTACCATTGTACGTGGTGTAGTGAAACTGTACAAAGCATACTTCAGCCCTGCAACTGGAAGGGTTCTTTATACGGAAGTTAAAGAAAACTTTGATGAGATTGAAGAACCACAACTATATATCAAAGCACAGAGTGATGAAGTTCTGGGTGGTATCTTCTCATGCTCACCAGAACGTGCTGCAACGTTGATGACAGAACTAACTGGACAACCAGTTTATGTCTTCCGTAAAGCAAACTGGAAAAAGATTCCTGAAGATTGGGCTGAAGTCAATGCACAGGTGATGAAAGATTTTATTGAGAATACTCACTGGATTGAGTATCATCGATACTTGACGTATCAGTATATGACTGATAAGCATGATATTACAGACTGTAATGTTGTTGCTCGTAACTTCAACTTTGCTGGTAAGAAGAAGTCAAGAGGTCATGTATATAACAAAGACTTTGATTCAACAATCCTGTTAGAAGGGAACGAAGACGCTGTAGAAGCAATGTTTGGTCGCTTGGCATACACTGCTGCACCGATTGCTTATAAAGAAGTCTACAGCACTCTTGACACTCTTCGCAGGAATATGAGAGGCTCTTGTAAGCCAAGAAAGATTCTGGACAATGCTAAGAAGCGTCTTGAAAGCAAGTTCAAAGATTACTTTGAGAAACGCCGTAAAGAAAACTTCTTGCTTTCTAATCTGGATTGGAATAAAGTGTCACCTGTTGAAGTTGGTAGGTTCTTAGGATTTGACGTTAGAGGTCTTCCAGAAGATACCAACTGTTGGGAATAAAATAGTTTGACAGGGGCTGAAAAGCCCCTTAGAATACGAACCACTAAGTAACTTTAAACAACAAAGAGAGATATTAAGATGACTACTAAGACTAAAGCACAAATCGACGCAGAAATCTACGCACTGGTTAAAGAAGGTAAACTGACCAAAACTGCAATTGCTCTGAAGTACAATACTTCAACTCGTTCTGTAGGTCGTGCTGTAGAGCGTCATGAAGCAACTCTGCTGACAGGGAAAACCAAAGCAAAACCTGCAAAGACCCTGAAAGATATTGCAAAGGGTGCTAAGAAAGCTAAAGCAACTAAAAAGGTAGCTACCCAGAAACCTATTGCAAAAGCTGTTAAAGAGGCAGCCAAAGCAGAACCTGTAAATGCTCTGCACGAAGCGATGCAGAATAACAGCCAGATTGAGTACATGATTACTGGTGACTCGGTTATCATGACTTTCGGTGCAGAGTCAGAGATTGTTGAGTCAACTCACCCTAACTACACTGAAATTGTTATGGCTGTTGTATCAGGTGAGTACAAGAAAGCCTTTGAACTGATGAACATTCGCAAATCCATTGAGAACTTCACTCAGGGTGCTGTGACCATTAAAGGTGATAACCTGTACTACGGTGCTGTTCAAATGCGTTCAACTCTGGTAGACCGTATTCTGGACATGATGAAGAAAGGCGATGAAGGCTTTACCCGTCTTATTGCATTCTTCGAAAAACTGATGGAAAACCCATCAAAAGATTCTGTAGAACAACTTTGGGGCTTTGTGTCACACCTCGATGTTGAAATTGATGAAGAAGGTTATATCATCGGTTGGAAGAAAGTCACAACTCGTAGTGGTAAACTGTTTGACTCTCGTACCTGCAAAGTGCCAAACGATTTGGGTAACATTGTTGAAATGCCACGTTGGATGGTTGATAATAACCGCCATGTAACATGCTCTCAAGGTCTACATGTTGGTGCTTGGGATTACGTAACTAGCTTCTCTGGTGACACTATCCTGAAAGTTCGTGTTCACCCTCGTGATGTTGTTTCAGTACCAACTGACTACAACGATATGAAGATGCGAGCCTCTCGTTATGAAGTTGCAGCGATTGTAAATAGTCGCCGTGAAGTCATCAAAGAGTGGGATGGTTCAGAAGCACTCCACGTAGTTGTAGGAACTGCTGGTGAACTGATTTCTCAGCGTAAACGTGAAGTCTAATAAGTAAATTCCTAAATGGGCTGCTTCGGCAGCCTTTTTTATTTGAAAAATGTGCAGGATGATGTATAATTGTCTGCATGTTTAACAAAATAGGAGTGCAAATGAAGAAATTTGTTTTAGGTTTGTGCTTATTCTTTACAGCACATTTAGCTACAGCATCTGACTGTCCAGAACTTACAATCAGCCAGAAAGTAAATATGTTAAAAGCATATAACTATGGCGAAGGACAGATGGGAAAAGGTTGGGGAATCCCTTTAGCAGCTATAGCCTTACAAGAGTCACAATTAGGTGTCATGTTAGAAAATAAAAGGACTCATGATTATGGTGTTTTCCAGAATCACTTGAAGACTGTTGTAAAGCGTAACAAAGTATCTCCAAAGGTTGCTAAGAAGAAGTTGGTAAGTGACTTCCATTACTCAGCAAAAGAGGCTCATAAAGAGTTGCTATTCTGGACAAAGGTTCACGGTAACCCAGATGGAAAGTACTCTATGAAGCGTGTCCTAGCTTCTTATAATGCTGGTTACAAATATAAGATTCCAAAGGCTAGACAATACTCTCAAGATGTGTACAATAACATGAAACTGCTTGCTCAATGTGAGTTTGCAACAAACATTAAAAAGGTAAAATATGAGCGAATCAAAACAATTTGATACGGTTCTGTGTCATGCTTATGATATCAAACCACTTGATTTAGATATCAGTTCTGCAAGCTGGTCAGACGTTGCTAAAGCTGACTTTGCAGATACAGCAAGATATGTTGCGTGTAGCTTTGAAGACTTTCATTCAACAAAGACACAGATTCCTTGTCAAGATTTGCTAACAGGTAAAACTGTGTATGTAGGTCGCAATAGTCTTATCTTGGTTGCAAAGAACTTGGAAGAAAAACGTAAGATGGTCTTAGCAGATATTGACGGTGTTCTTACAAGCTTTGATAAGAAACTTAACGCAACCTTGTTAGATGATGGTACTTACTCACAGTACACTAACTTGGTAGACTCTCGCAGAGCTAAACCAACTTATGTTTTTAACATTCTGTGTGGTATATCACAAAATGCTGATATAGGATTCTTAACTGCTCGTGGTGAATCTCAAAGAGTGGTCACTCACCTCTTCCTGAATGAAAATGTAGACAGTAACTTCTTACTGTTTATGCGTGGATTTGGTGACAATGAAATTAGTGCAGAAAGTTTGAAAGTTCGTATGCTTCAGTCTTGCATTCTACCTTACTATGATGTAGTATGCTTTATAGAAGATACAGTAAAGAACGTGGCAAAGGTTGAAAGAATCTTACCACACATCAAAACAATGCTTGTTAAAAACTGAGAGAGTAAATCATGCAAAACATTATTACAGTAGCTATCGATGCTTCCGGTAACAAATCACAGGTAGTTCGTGAGATTATCAAGAATAACTTCGATGGTAAAATCTTTCGTGCAGTAAACGTGAAAGCTGATGGTAACATTCGTGAGTATCGTGCAATGTTGAATGTAACAAAACACGTTAAAGGTGTTGGCTCAACAACTGCACATAAAGAAAATCTGATGACTATCTATGATATGGGTATGGCTTCAGAGTTAGGTGCAAAAGGTATTATACAATCCGGTGCTCCTTACCGTTCTTTCAATCTGGAAACTGCTCTTATGCTTTCCTTTACAAGTGGTTCTCAAACTACCACTTACCTCTTCACAGACTCTGCAACGGTGTCTGCGATTAAGGATAATACCATTAAGGCTGGCGTAGCTGCTGCTTCAAAAGCCTCAACAATGGCAGCAAATGTCCTTGCGAAAGTTCTTGGTTAAAGTTATTATAGAGGCTCCTACGGGAGCCTTTTTCATTTTTAGGAGAAGTTAAATGACATTTAAAGAATTTTGTCAAGCAGCTTTTGTAATCATTTTCTTAATAGGTGTTGGTGCTTGGGGAGGTTACACTTACAAGACCAGCCAAGTTAATGAAAAGGAGTTAACTAACCAGAGACTTGTAAGTGTTGCTAAAGATGCTTATCAAGAAGGTTTATCAAATCTTAGCTCCAATTACAAAAATGATTTGAAAGATGTGCTTGCTAAAAACAAACACACAAAAGAGGTATTGAATTATGAAAAAACTAAGACAGTCTTTATTAATGATTGTGCTACTGAGCCTTATGTCAGGGTGTTCAACGAACAAAGTGAACAGTACCTTCAAAAACTCCCAAGTAAGTGAGAGTGACAAGTATACTCAAGAGGAAGCACGATATGAAGTCAAAAGCACTAAAGGTAAAGATATTGCAAGTGCTCTTGAGTTTTATCGTGACGGCTACTATGAGTGTACTATCAAGGCAAACAACTTGATTGATATGATTTTGTTAGGGAATAAGCAGCAATGACAGAAAAGAATGAAACTTTTTTCGTGGAAGGTTACCTTCTGTTACCAAGACCAAATAACACCTACATGAGATTTGACATTATGCCAACGGTTATGGATGATGTAACCTGTCACATCTTTATGCAAGGTGTTTCTGCACAACTTAAACATGTTGGAAGAGATTGCAAAATACGTGTTGACAACCACCCTGAAATCAACGAGAATCACTACACATGGTTCGGGGAAGATTCTAAAGAAATCTACGCAGTTCTTAAAACGAGGAAATAACATGGATAAGCAAGAGTTGCTTAAACTGATTGAAGAGTATGGTGATTCCCGTTACAATGAAGCTGGAGAAAGCTGTGTAGGTTCTATAGAGGCATTAACACTCTGGGAAGAATCCTCAGCAGCTTTACTTCAGCAGATTAAAGAGGTTATTGCAAATGGGTGACTGTGCAGATGATGCAGACCGTTGGGCTGAACTCCAAGATTTAAGAGCAGAGTTTAGAGACCTCTTAGTGAGGTCTTCTAAAACAAATGTAGAGTATACACAAAAGGATTTTCCAAAGGCTCCTTTGTATGTTATACATCAAAACAATCTAATGAACTCTGGATTAAGTTTGCAACAAAGGATGGACATTTGCCTAGCAAGGTATTACATTAATGTTGATGCCAAAGTTGGTGACTTGATTAAGTGTCCATGTTGTAACCTTGAATTTAAAAAGAAGTCATACCAACAAAAGTTTTGTGGAGTTAAGAAGAAAGGTCGCTCTAACTGTAAAGACTTCTTCTTTAATTTCACCGACTTAAAGAGAAACAGCAGAGTTAAGTTCTTCACTGGAGAGTGATTATGCAGTTAGATGGTAAGAATTATGTAGCCGTCTTTTCAGATGGTGAAAAAGAAATTGGTACAGCCCAAGTTTGTCACAGTGGGAAAGAGTTCCTCTACGGAGTTATCGCATTTATCGGTACTCGTGGAGATATGAAAACTTTCAAAGATTGTGTTGACAAGCTGGAAGAATCAATAGAAAATCATTGGTGTCTGATATGGCTTAATGATGAGAGCCTTAAAGAACGCTATGCAAAAGTTGGCATACATGTTGAAAGCATTGAGCATGTTGACCTGTTCGAACTAACTGAAAGGGTGATGTATGAAAGCAATAATCACACGCTGTAAAAAGACCAGAAAAGCCCTTAGTGGGGCAATCTTTGTAGGTCGCCAAGAAGTAATTCCTTTTGGTGCAAAGATTTATGAAGGTTCTGTATTAGCACATAGTCATTTCAAAAATGACAATTTGAAACATTATGTATATGGGATTTACCGAAGTGAGACATTGGAAGAGTACAAACAACGCCAATATCAAGCTTACAAAGATGTATTCTTCCAAGAGGTAATCTCAAATGGCTGATTTCTGCACTAAGTGTTCTATTGAGATGTTTGGTAAAGATACAGGAGACTTAAAAGGTCTCTTTACAAAAGCAGAGTTTGAGGCTGGTTCAGCAATGCCAGTAATCTGTGAAGGTTGTGGTGCTTCATGGGTAGACCATGAAGGTAACCGAGTTAAACCCTCTGAAGACAACGAACGTTGGGAGCATTATTAATATGGGTATCGTAAAGATTATTAAAGGTGATATCTTTAAAGACTTTGATAATAAGAAGTTTGATATTATTGGTCACGGTTGTAACTGTATGAACTTAATGGGTGCAGGTATTGCAGCAACAATTGCTAAACGCTACCCAAAAGTTTATGAGACTGATGCTGAAGTTTATACCACAGTAGGTGGTCAAGACCATAAACCTAAGCATATAATGCTTGGCAATATCTCTGTAGCACGTTTTAAGCAGGGTCGAATTGCTAACCTTTACACTCAGATTATCACTGGTAAAGATGCACGATACAATGCTTTAGAAGCAGCTTTGCAGCGTCTTAACAATTACTGCAAAGTAAACCAGCTTAAGAAAGTTGGACTTCCTATGATTGGTGCAGGGATTGGTGGTCTTGACAGCATGGCTGTGCTGTCTATCATCAATCAGACCATGAAAGATGTTGACGTTTATATGTATGTCTATGAAGATAAGATGTACAGTCAGTTGACTAGTCCGGTTACTGGTTGGGAAAACTTTAGTGAACCTCAATACTTTGATGGTGTTGCCGTGGTAGGCAAGGATAAAGTTACCCTCAAGGTGAAGCGTAATGGCAAGGTACACACTAGTTACCCTCCGGTTGAGAAGTACAATCGAAGTAACGCTCAAGTTACCCACCCGTTACAAGGCCATTGTCACAGAGCCGTAACATTTGGTGATGATGCAAGTGTGTATATCTGTGCTGCTACAGAAGAGTTTGCAGAGGATTATACCACACATGAAAACGTTAACTATGTTGAAGCACATAACTAATAAGTTACCTAAATAGACATAGACAAGCCCTCCAAAGTTTGAGTTTAAAATCTCAGGTAAGGAGGGCTTTTTCATTTCAAATTTGTGCAGGTGAAATTGCATAGAACTCTGGACAGATTTCTTTAGCTGAACTCCAAAGAGAAAATTCATTTCCAATTTGTGCAGGTCTAGACTCCAAAGGGCTTTTTCATTTTCAATCTGTGCAGATGCAGTTGGACTCCAAAGGGAAAATTCATTTTCAATTTGTGCAGGTAGGTAGCTATAGGAAGCAAGACCCACCACCCTCTTACTCCCCCTCCTCCCAAAAGTCAAGAGAAAAATTTGTAGAGAACTAAAAAATAATTCTTGACTAGTTTTATGTTTTCTGTTAGTTGCGTACACGCGTTTCATTCACAACTTGCCAAAAATATTTTTAAAAATCTTGTTGACTCTATGAATCCAGTTTTGTAGTATTTGCATCAACGGGCAAGCAAGCCCCAACAATCCTAAACTGGAGAATCTAAGATGTTATATCAACGTGAATTAATGATTGTTGACAACAACAAAACAAAGAAACGCCGTTTTTATATGCTAATCTGCGACGTTTGGCAACGTATCTCAGAAAAGGATTTTGATAAATATGTTGATACGTCAATCAGGTCTGATTGTTACTTGACAAATCACACAAGACAATTTACAAGACATACGGCAATTTATTACTATAACGTTTAAAAGGGCTTGACAATGATTAAAGAAGGTTATGTAATAAAGTACAAAGGGCAAGACGGATACACAAAGTTGGGACGTGTTTTCTATCTCTATACTTCAGCGATGGGCAATGAGTGTATAGCCCTTACAAATGGCGACAAAATAACCATGAAAGATTTTATAAAAATTATTTCATAAAGTGCTTTACATGGGGTTTAAAAGGTAGTATCTTAAGCCCCAGATAAAGAGCTTTGCTAACCAATAGTCCTAAACTGGAGAATCTAAAATGAAATATCGTGCGCCTAAATTTATCAACAAAGAAAACTTTCGTGATGCTCTGGAAAAATCCATGAATGAGCAGTTCAAAGGTAAAATCATTGTTGTTCACGCTTACAATTTTAAGTATGATGTAAATGGTAACAAGATAAACCACTACACCGCTACAATGTTAGATGGTACACTCTCAGGAGAAAAGGCTATTATAAATGCACTGGCTGGACGTGGTAAAACGTTAATCCGTTGCGATAAGCGCCGCTATCAAGGAAGTGCTTATGGTTATGAGGATGCAATCTATCATCTTGATAACATGGGTTACAACGTGGTAAAAGCTGGAGTATCTCAAATGATTGGTAGTGATGGCTACGTAACAATCTTTGAAATTAACTAATAAAGTGCTTTACATGGGGTTTATAGTTCGATAGGATAAGCCCCAGATAAAGAACTTTATCACTAACCTAAACTGGAGTTTTAAAAATGGCTACTATCAAAAATATTGTAATTACTGCAAAGTCCCGTGATGACGCTCGCGCAACTGCTAAAAAATTAAATGGCAAAGTGGTTGACAACGGAAAAGAATCTGCTGTAAGATGGGGTGTAAAGACAGACAAGAAATTAACCCTTAAACATAGTTCTTACAACATGTTTAAAGGTGTGAAAACTATCGGTAACACTAATGTATTCACAAAGCAAGGTTACAAAATGCACTTATCATTAACTGACAATTTAATCTGATAAAGTACTTTACATGGGGTTTATAAGTTGTTAGTATAAGCCCCAGATAAAGAGCTATATTAACCAATAGTCCTAAACTGGAGATTCTAAAATGAAAACCACTGATGCTATTTTTGAAGTTGTAAAAGAAAAATATACCATTATTTATGCAGCAGTTAATTTCTATGAGCCTTCCCATTGTGTGGATAACTGGCAATTTACTGATGAGCATAAAGGAGGGATTACAATCAAAGTTAAGAATGCAGAACGTAACAGCTACAAATATGCAATCCCTACGCATTACCCACTTTCACAGCTTGCCAGTGACTACGCAAAACAGGGAAGGGATAACCCATCATTGGAAGCTTACAAGAGCTTACAGGATGAGCTAGAAAGGGATTTAGAAGCTAATAGTTATCTCTTGTATGCCTCAGTAATTGACGCTGAAGGGAACACGGTTTTAAATAGTTTTTCTCTTGCGTACTCTTTTGATTGGTGCTATCTTGACGGGGAAGATTTAGAGACACGTTTAGAAGAGGAAGTGTCGAACTCTGACGGGGAGACTGAAGTGATGGAACGTTTAGAAGCCTTGAAAGATTCAGTTATGAATATCTTTAATATCTAAAAGTGCTTTACATGGGGTTATCAAGTTGATAAGATAGCCCCAGATAAAGAGCTTTACCAACAATCCTAAACTGGAGAATCAAAATGTTTATTTCCGCAAACGTTAGAACTAAATTAAGCCAACTATTAAACAACATTCAATTCATTGAATCTATGCGCCGTCAATCTGAAGCTGTAGAGTGGTATCATGGAAAGATTAACAAAAAAGAAGTAATAGTTTGTGTATGGAACTTTTGTAAAGAATACAAAAAGCCGTTGCTTCAGGTTGATATCTATGATAACACTAACAAATCATCAATTAAAACCACTAGAGATATGATTGATTCATACGAAATTAGTCACACTGGGAAACTATTTCACAAAGGTGTAAACAAATGTTAATCACATATACAGCTATTTTTATCTCTATTGTGGCGCTCTATAAAGCCTTTAAAGCGCATCAGTTAGCTAATAAGGCAATCACAAGGGATTTAAAAATAAACCTTGTAAGGGGCTTTATAGAGCGTTTAAGCTTGGAACAATTGAAACGTTTAGAGATGAGCTTTCGATTTAAAGCGGAGACATACAGAATTGACAACATTCTAGCAGGTGATTTTAAGCTAATTAGTGATTATGACATACTGTTAGAAGCAATTCAAGACATAAATTTAAAAGATTATTACATCGTAATAGCTCAAGAAATTAATAAAAAAGAGCTTGCAATGAAAAACCAAAACAAGTAAAGTATTTATCAACGGGGAGGGAAAACTCCCCCCACTAAGCAAAATTCCTAAACTGGAGAATCTAAAATGTATACAACTAACAATGGTAATACCCTTAATGTAACTCTAAAGCACTATGTAGACGGTGTATTAAACTTTGAAGACTTGCAAGCGGAGCAACATTTATTAGATTGGCAAGTAGCAGGACTGCAAAAAACTGCTACGGGGTACGGTACAAAAATTCCTACATCTTGGAAAGTACGCTATTTAGGAAAGTTACGAAGAATTTATCAAGATGTTTATAGCAATAGTGGTGTAAGTTACATTATTGTTAACGGTAAAAAGTTGTATTTAGTCTAATAAATTGCTTTACATGGGGTTATCAGGTTGATAAGATAGCCCCAGATAAAGAGATTCATCTGACACTAACCTAAACTGGAGAATCAAAATGACTACTATTAATCATAAAGAAGTTGCAATTCTGAAAGCACGTTTGACTATTAACCGTATCAACATTGTCACATCAGCAGCACCAGATGAAACATTGCATAATATTATTGGTAAAATTCAGGGTGTAGTAGTAGATGTAAAACAGATTAAAGAAGCTTTACAAGACGTAGCAGCGGGGGCTATAATTGACGGCGCACAATATGAAATGCAGGAAATGCTTTCAAAATCTAGAGTAATGAATAAAGAATTAGACTTGAAAATGTTTCGATTTGCTGTTAAAGTATGGCTATGTGTTGATTTTGATGCTAACTTTGCAATAGCTGATTTCTTTGCTACATGGTTACAGCGTAATTTACCATCAGAAAAATTTCGTGAAATTTGCGATGCAATTTATTCAGAAATTTGATTGACACTGCAAAAACATAGTAGTAAAGTACTCATCAACGGGGCAAGATAAAGCCCCAACAATCCTAAACTGGAGAATCTAAAAATGTTTAATATGCTGAATATCCCTGATACCTGCCGACTGTTAACACAACTTGAAAATCTTGGCAAGCCCTTTTTATATCATATGCCAGATAACACGGCAAAAACTTACAGCTATATTGTGAATCGTTTCACGGCTTATGGTTCAAAATATGGTTACAATGTCAAGACTCAAAAAGTGACTTTGTTCACAAGTATTGAAGAGTTGCCGACTGTTGCAGTTAAACTAATCTTTACAAAGAAAACTAAATAAAGTCCTTTACATGGGGTTTATAGTTAGATAAGATAAGCCCCAGATAAAGAGCTTTACCAACAATCCTAAACTGGAGAATCTAAAATGAAATGCTTTCATGGTACTACTCAAGAAAACTTTTTAAACCTTATCAATGGCGGTGAAAAACCATCAGGAGCTTGGAATTGCTCTGATATGGATGGATGTTTTTACGTGTATCCGGTTAATAAGTTCTATGATGTAGAAGACTTAGACGACGAACAAATCACTAGCGAGGGTATTAGAAATGCACTTGATAGTGCAAGCATTACAGCAGCATATCAAATGAAATCACAAAAAATTGTCATCTTGGAACTTGACATTCCAGAGGAAGATTTACAAGATGACTGGAGTTGTGAAAATATGAGCGACGTTGCAAGCTTTACAGAATACTTTGATAAAGAATGGATTAAAAAGATTTACACAACTGAATTTAACGGGATGTATGCACCTTTCTTTGTGCCTAACCTGAATAACAGGAATTTAGGATACATACCGGATGAGTTACGCAACATTGCAGCAATGATACAGCGTAGCGATGAAATGAATAATGTGTATATTGATATCTTTGAAACTATGCAGACATACGTTTCAGAAACGTCTATAAGCGATTTAACAGCATAAACTATAGAATCATACCAGATAACCATAAAAGCCCCGCATAGGGGCTTACAGGAGCTTTAAAAGATGCTTACAACAATCTATCTTATCCTTTCCTTGTCTAATGGTGCTGAATGGAACTTCAAAGGGCTTGAAGAGTTCACAGGAAGCAAGGAAAACGCCATTGCAGCTTGTCAGATAGCAAGACTTGACTATCCTGCCAGCGATGATATACAATGCTACTTCAAGACAGAAGATGAGGAATCAATCTATTTTGATAGTATAGATGGTCAATATGAGATTCTTATAGAAAAATAGTTGACACTGAAAAACAAAACAAGTAAAGTACTCATCAACGGGAAGCAATCCCACAATCCTAAACTGGAGAATCTAAAATGTTGCAAATCTTGAATGTAAAAACCATTGATTTTAAAGCCTTAAATGTTCGCCGTACCTATTTACAACCATTCAATAATCCTGTTAGAATATCCAACGATGACGCTAAAAAGTTAATTGATGAGATTCTAGCTAATGGCGGTTATCTGGCAAGCCATAACCAATATGATGATGAGGATGGAAGCCTGATAAATGAATTTACATATTATTACTACAAATAACTAATAAAGTGCTTTACATGGGGTTTAAAAGGTAGTATCTTAAGCCCCAGATAAAGAGCTTTACCAACAATCCTAAACTGGAGAATCTAAAAATGGCATATGTAACAATTATCACTGATAAAGAAAATTCGTCTTGGTCAACTCAGGTTAGCGACAAAATGACTCCTATGCAGTGTCTCAAGTACTTTGAACAGTGGAATCGTGGAGAGGATGTTAGCCCCTTTCAAGTGATGCAAGTTGTACACGTTGACAATGACGGCAACAAAACAACCCTTAACACTGAATACTATGCAAGCCGTTTTGAAACTAGAGCGGAGACAATGAAGCAATTACGTGAGAAGGGTTATAGTCACATAGCGGGATTAATCTGGAATGACTTACTAAAACAGCAGCGTATGACATATGTTAAGCCAGAAAAAATCTTTATAAGCTAATCAACAACTTATAAAATTCTTTGAAAAAACTGTTGACATTGCCCCTTGACAATAGTACATTTGTTCGAGGGGGTTTATCTAAAAGGATTCACTTAAAAGATTCTTTATAGATAAGCCAAAAATTACTTGCAAGACTCTAAGCAATTCTGTATAGTTCTATTCAAGCGATAAAACAATCCTAAACTGGAGAATATAAGATGAATAAGTTCAATGCAATTAACGCTATCCGCTCAAAAGATGTAATGAAAAAACCTGTAAAAGACACTTTCGAATTTACCCTTAAAAACAAGTTGTTTGCAGTTATCACAAAAGGGGAAGATAAAAAGTATTACATTCATCGCCCCAATCAGAAAACGGTAACCACTAACAACTTTATGCAAGCCGTGGCGGTCATTCTGCCAGATTATATGGCTATTGTCGCAGAGATTCACGAAATGGCTATAAAAGCAACTAAAAACGAGTTAAATCGTTACAAAATGGCTTATGAGCGCTCTATTAAGTCTCACAATCTTTTTATTGCAATTCATCATACAGGGATGTATGCTATGGGAACGGGTAACCAACAATCCCCGCTCTATGATGTAGAAAACATCTTTACAAGTGACTACCCGACAACTAAATTTAAAATTACGTTAGGGGAAGCATTAACTAGAGGGATTAAGCTGTACGAACAATCTTTAAAAAACTTAGAAAATTCACTTGACGAAATCATCAGAACTCTATAAAGTACTCATCAACGGGGAGGGAATGACCTTCCCCCAACAATCCTAAACTGGAGACTAGAAAATGAATAATCAAGAAATCACTATCATGTTACAGATTGGTACTGACAAAGAAGATATCCAACTTTGCAAACGTATCGAAAGTGATTGGTTTAATGGTGAAATCATCGCGGAGTCTTATGAGGTAGTTGGATTCATGAATGGTGAAATCGTAAGCCATTTTGGTTTAACTAAATCTGAAGCAATTGTAAAGTATGACGTTTTATCTTGTGAGATTCTTACAAAATACAACGAAAAAAGACTTGCAACATACGCCGCAATGAATTAATATTACTTTCAACGGGGAGGGAGACTTCCCCACTAACCCAAAATCCTAAACTGGAGATTCAAAATGGCTACTATCCGCGCAACTGTTAACAACTTCGGCTTCAACGTACTAGATGTTAAATTTGATATGGTTGGCACTGGTGATGCTTTCGGTATGGTTGAAATGTGTCTGAAGGCAACTATTCAGGACTATAACCCATCAGAACCATTCTGGAAGGAAACTAAACAGGAAGTCTTAAAAGATGGGGTAACGTCCTACTATTGGGGTGATTCTCTTATCACACTTTACTACCAAAAATTCGGTGTGATTAACTAACAGGACGCCGCAACGGGGCAAATAGCCCCAGACACCTTTACAGCCCCTTAAATGGGGCTTTTCTACGTCTATGAGATAGAACTCTATCGAATCCTATATACAGAACCCTTCCTAGAATCTTAGAGATTCATCTAACAAGTTAGACTCATACCAGACATTTAGAACAATAACTCTATAGCTTACTCTATATCTTCTTATCAAGTCAACTACAATATAAGCCCATAACCCGAAAGGGAAGGGCAATCTCTAAAACGCTCTATAACGCTCTATACGGGCTTATCATCTCATCTTAAGCAATCATATTAATCCATTCTTAAAAGCCCTTTATAGAGCTTCCTAGAGCCTTAAAAGAATCTTATAAGGGAGTAAGCTTATAGGCTGGATAGAATCTTGTGAATAATTAAAAAGGGGCTTGATAGTTACTTAAAAGTATGTTATGGAGGTTTAAAAGAGCCTTAAAAGTAACGTAAAAGTTAGCCCCCTTTACATTCTCTTAACAAAATCTTAACAAATGCTACATAGTTATGCTTATTAGAGACTTGTTAGGGTCTTGTTAAATCCTTGTTAGAGGTATGTTAAAAGCTTGTTAGACTCTTTGAAGTCCCTGTATAAGCCCCTAGAAAGGGCTATAAAGAGCTGTACAGGTAGTTGGGGTGTAGTTACTAGGGAGAAGCTTAGAAGAGGCTATATAGAGCTATACAGAGCTTTTAAGAGGGCTTTTAAGAGAATCACTAAGAAGGGGAAGGGAACTATAGACCAGAGATAGTGACCATGTTAATAGCTTGTTAAAAAGGTTTAGAACTTATTAGAGCCTTGTTAATTATCTTAACAAAATAACTCTTAAGATTTAACTATTTAGCAACTTATAAGCAACTTGTTAGACTCTTGTAAGCAATGTTACAGACTTGTTAAACCCTTGTTAGTTATGTTAAGGGTCTGTTAAGAACTTTGAAGAGATGTTAAGAGCTTGAGAGAGTTGTTAAGTGATTGTTAATGATATTTTAAGATTTTGCAAAGGGGATGTTACAGGGCTGTTTAGGGCTACCAAGCAGATATACATCCTATGTAGATATTTTTGAGTTACTCTCAAGACCCTAAAAAATGACTTGACAGTTCTATTTTATAAAAATTTATGAGTTTAGATATTTCTAAACGAAATACTAAAGAATTGCATAAATATCTATATAGTATTCTGTATAAAACAGGTAAATACAGGCTTATAAGATACCTTGTTAACACCGTGTTAGACCTTGTAGGATAAGCCTTAGAAGGTGATACCTGTTTAGTTAGTTAAAACAGTCTATATAGAGGATTAGTAGAACCTAGTGAATACCCTATAGAGAGTCATATCGTTAACATAGAGATTAAGATGGGTATAGGGGCTTCTAAGGGGATAGGAAGAGATGGTTAAGGTGATTGTATAGGTTTAGAAGAGAGATGCTTAGAGGGCTATTTAGAAGGGTTATACAGAGAGCTATAGAGACTCACTGTTAAGGGACTAAGAGACTATATAGCACTATATAACACTATATAACTATATAGAGAGTAAGATTAAGTAGGCTGTTAAGAAGGGTAGATATTTTATCACATGATATGGTGACCCAAGATGAACGGAGTGAATCTAAATTTTATAAAAATTATAAATTTCGTAAATTTTACTCAATAAAAAGCCCCATTGAAGGGGCTGTATAGTTTTACATCACTTCTTTGAGCATTGCATTCAATGAGGTCTTAGTCGTTTGGAAGAAGTGTGTGAACCCATTGTGACGTTCTCTTACCTGAAGCATTATCTGGTCACCCTTAATTGGATGTGAACTGATATGGTATTCATTCAGGTTCAAAACTGCACTTCCACCTTCAAAGATGTGTCTCAGGTATGTAGCATCAATAAATTCTTCTTTACCTGTGACCTTGATGCAAACACCCTTATTAACTCGTTTAGGATTAATATCTTCCATCACAAGCATTTGTTGTCCACCAAGTGAAACCATAGAGAACTCTTGACGGTTCTGCTGCTTAACATACATCTCAAGTTTCTGCAAAGTGTCTTTATAGAACGGATAAGAATCTTTAACAAAGATACCTTTTAGCTGCTCTTTACCATCTACAAACTCTCTTGAATGCCTTAGTGACATTACAATTTGTTGAAGCTGGTCTCTGCACTCAGGTGATAAGTAGTTATCAATATCTTCCAAACTTAGTACCAAGTACTTTCTCTCTAACTCAAATTCTCTTTTTCTCATCTCAAAACCCTTCAAAGTGTTTACAGTGAACTTAACCATTTCCCAATACTGTTCAGTAACTATCAACGAATCACCTCGTAACGTGGTACAGCAAATTTGTTATCACCTGCATCAAGTATTAAGTCTTCTTTAGAGACGATAAGACGATACCCACAAAGATGTGCATAAGGTTTAGCATATTCAAAGATGCTTATAATGTATGTACCATCACTGTAGACCTGCTCTACTTCACCCTTAGCAATCACCTGCTGAGTCTGGAAGTCTTTAATTTGATATAGATTACCTACTTTCACTGGAGGTTTCATTTCAGGTTCTTTAAACTCTTTACCAACCTTGATATCACCTATCAAATTAGAACTGTCAAAAGCTGCATGAATCATGTAGGCTTCTGAGCATTCCCAAATAAAGCTATGGAGCAGAACCTTTGCAGCATGTCTTGAGCAGTTCAGTTTGTCGCAGATATCTTTGTACATCTCGTCTTTGGTGGAGTTGTCAAGCATTGACTTACGTACAATCTCTTTAACATTCTTCATTTTCGCTACCTTTTAAAGAGGGGCTGTTACACCCCTTTGAAATTACTCTTCAGTCTTATTCTCATCAGACTTTTTAGTTTTCTTCTCAGCTTTCTTAGGCTTCTCTTCAGCCTTAGCTTCTGTCTCATTTTGAGTTGCCTGAATAGCAATGTCAACAAGTTTTGCCAAGTCTGATTTAATCACCGTAACAGGTTGCTCGTTGTAGTAGCTTTTGTCAAGGTGCTCTTTCAGTTCGTTAAGAGAGCTAAAACCAAATGGTTGAATAGGTGTCTTAATCATTTATCACTCCTTATAGGCATCTTTCAGGATTGCTTGGTTAATCATATCAGCAATTGCATAACGGACACATACAGCTAAAATCTTAGGTTGCATTCTTTACTTACCTCTTCAAATTTATTCTCAGCGTCCACAAGTCGTTTCTTATGAACCTTCATTCTCCAATAGGCAGCAATCATACCAGCAATTGGAAGTACATACAAGAACCAGAGTTCACCAAGTTTCTTCTCGGTCTGATTCAGTGTTAAATCTTGGTTGTAAAAACCCATAAAGGAGATTACACAAATCATCACAAGGAAGATTCCAAGCATCAGGATAGTTCCAGCCCAACCTCTGGCTTTATACTCACTGCTTGTGCAGTCATTCTTTGCTTGAACAAGTTCGTTGTAGTCATTAATAAAATCTCGGTAGAATGCTTTCAGATATTCTTTGCTGTAACCTTCAAAGCACCCTGTACCAAACCAATTATCACCTCCGAAGTGGGAGATAACACCTGCTTCACCATTTGGCTTAGTAATCTTCAGAGATACATGATGGTTAGACTGCTGAAAAGAAATCACATCACGGCTATCTTCGTAAATCATTTTGCTACCCTCTCTAAACGAGCATTCCACTCAATATCCATCAGACGTTTGAAAGTTTTACCTCTTGGTGTAACATGAGGCATCCCATCATGCACTGTGCAATACAGAATATCACCTTCAGATTTCTTACCGTAACACTGCTTAGTCTTTTTGGCTTTCCTGTAGGATTCTGTAGCAGCAAGCATCCAGTACTCACCAAGTGTTGTAAATTTTTTCATTCGTTCACCATAGCGTTGTAGAACTGACGTTGAATTTCTTCAGCAATCTGATGAGGTGTTAAACCAGCTTTCATCATCATCCTCACGGTGTACTCAATATCTCCGTGTTTTACTACTCTCTCCGTGATAAACGCTGCTTCTCTCACCTCTTCAGCAGATTTTACATCCTCTTCACATTTACTTGTCAACATTGAATCAAGTTTTGTTTGAGGTGTGAAGTAGTGGTGATGTTGACTGCCTGAAGAGAAAGCTTTGAAGAAGTCTTGGGCTTTGTCAACAACTACTGAAGCTGCGCCATTAGCATCTGCCTTAGTTGTGAAACGTGCTGTACCATAGTCATGTTTAGGCAGGTCTTCTGCTTTTAGGGCAGGTGCTTCACATGTATCCTTCGAGATTTCACTTTTATTATCTTGTACAACACTCAGGCTTAACATGAGGGCATCCTTCCATGTACCAGTAAACATGCCTCTGTGAAAATCATCAGTTGAGTAAACTTGACCAGCATAAATCCTCTGCTCAACATTGTTGACCATGAATGTCATATTTGCTATTGGTTTAAAGTAAACTCTTCCAGTGTCTGATACAAATGTCACATCTGCATAAACTGTATCAGCACCAGCTATTGAAAATCGAGATGTGTTAGCAACATTGATAGTTATTACATCACCTTTTTGTACTTTCATTTTACTTTCCTCGCATATGAAAAAGGGACTACCCTTAAGTAGCCCCATCATATAGAAATCTGTATACTGCTGTCAAGATTATTTTTTAGGCAGTAATGCACTACGCCTGTTTCGTTCGTTCTCAAGCATAGAGATAAAGTCATCTTTAGCACCACGCCAAGGGCTAAACCCAGGAATATGCTCACGAATAGCTTCAACTACAGTCTTCAGTGCATTGTTTTTCATCCACCAATCAGGGCTTGAAGCAGCAGTCACGTAGAACTGTGCATCATCTGTCAAAACTGGTTCAGTAATGCAAGGAGAGGTGTACGTAGTGATAATTGCACCACTATTCATGTAGTATGTACGCTTCAGAACCTTTTCAAGCAGCTTGTGCAGGTCACCAAACAGTGAAACTACGTCACGATGGTTAATATCTTTGTCAAGGGTTGCACGATACTTCAAAAGTGCTGCATCAACCTCTTTGTCGTTATACTTGAAGTACTGAACTTCTTCGATAACACATGCAGAGATGTTGTTAACGTTCATCGTCACTGTACAAACCTTTGCAGGTGAGTTAACAGTTGGTTGGAATGCTGCAAGAATACCTTCAATGTTACCAAAGTGTTGTACAAGGGTAACTTGTGGCATAAACTCTTCTTGATTCTCTGGCTTTACTTCTTCAGACATTATAGTTTCCTCACTAAATATTTTTTAAGTTGTGTGTTAGGAGTTTCAAAGACCTCTAAAGAAGAAATCTTGATGTTATCACCACGCATGTTTGTATGGCGGTAAATGTAGTACTCCAACATGCCTATGTGTTTTGCTGGAAGGTCATGCTTGACGAAAACTGTTACGCTATCCTCAAACTGTAAGACTCTGACACCATCTTTGTATTTAAACTCTTTAGGATGCTGGTAATCTCCTAAATCACACATGATAAAGAGCCTTGAACGGTGCTTGTCAACTTGTGAAGTCAAAGCATTCTGCATATCCGCAAAGCTCTTGTAAACAACAACGTGTAACTTAGTCATCACGGTATTCCCTGACGAAGAAATAGTTAACTTTGTTGCCACCAATAAGTAACTCGAAGCAGGTGTTCTCAAAAGGTGTCTTTGAGGCATCATACGTAGTGTACGGTTCAGACACCTGCTTAGTGGTGAGTTTCTTGTTGGCTGGATTTAAGAGGCCACCATAAAGTTTCTTGATAGCCTCTTCAACGACACTCCAAGTCATGTCGTCGGTTATTTCTTCGTACAGGTCGAACTCTCGTTCAAGAACAAAGTCACAAATCGGAAAGACAACCTGTAAACGACTCATTAGCGAATTACCTGTGTGACCTGAATAGCTTCGGTAACAGAAATGTCACCAACTTTTTCTTCAGTGACAAAAGTGAAGGTTAGCTCTACAGGCTCCTTCTCAACTTCCAGTTCTACAGGAACACCGTTCAGTTCATCAAAGATTGATTGGGTAGTCCAATCCTCCTGACCATCTGGGTAGTGGATAGCATAGAACGGGAACTCTACATCATACCAACCAAATACAGGACATCCATCTGCATCATTGTATCTGTGTTTCAGTACGTTTCCAGTTCTTACAAAACGCAGTCTCAGACTATTGTCTTGCATAAAAATAACAGCATCTGAGTAACGCTCACCAAAGTCACTGTGTGGTGTTACGTCAACTTTTACAGAAATCTCTTTACTCATAATAACCTCTCTCAGCTTTTTCAATCTTGTCCAGAAGCTTGATGCACTGGTTGTTGTGGTAGTTAGCCTCACCCTGATGCAAAGCTTTCTGCTTCTCAAGTAGGCTTTTATAGTAACCGGAAAGCTGCTCTCTTGTCAAGGGGTGTTCTGAAATAATGTCTAAACCATTCTCACCAAGTGGACTGAACATACCTTCACCATCCACGTTGTACATACTTCCTACATAGAAAGCGTTGTTAGCAATCGTGATAGGCGAACGTTCAATCACTTCTATGATAAACTTTGTATAAACCTTCTCACCCAACGTTACAATCTTGCTTCCACTGATACGAACCTTCATACCACTACGGGTGTATTTGAAAGTCCCAACATCACTAGCCCAAATCTTCATAGTTTTCTCCATAGAAATAAAAAGGCTCCCGAAGGAGCCTCTAAATCTACTATTTCGGATAAACAGCGTCAAGGTAAATTTTTGCTTCTAAACTACGTCTATTTTTCAGACCCTTAGAAACTTCTTTCTTACCGTTGACTGTTACCTTGTTCCACCACTGCATAGCTTCAGCACAACCAGCCTTATTACCAGCATTGTGACGCTTGATGAAAGTGGAATCTCTCATAGCTGTGATGCCAATGTTGTAAGTTTCTACAACGAGAGCATCAAACTCATTTTGGGAAGTTGGAACCTTGATAGCTTTGTTCACCGCACCAACATAGCTTTCAACATCTGCAAGCAGATACTGTTCAGCTTGTTCAGAAGTAATCTTCATACCCATCGTAACAGGTTTACCACCAATACGGATTGTCCCGTACCCAATTGTTGGGATTCCAGCAGAGTCTTTATAGGCTTCTAGACGAAGCCCTTCAAAAAACTTAATTGCTGCAAGCCCCTTATCAGAGAGTTGCATTATTAACCTCCTACTTCGTTAACCACAACAGTAGCTGCATTAGAAGTCACAGAACCACCTGCACCAGTAACTACACAAGTGTATGTTCCGGCATCATCAGCAGTTGTTGCATCCTCTTTTGTGTAAGTCGCTGAAGTTGCTCCAGAGATGTTATCAGCACCTTTCTTCCACTGGTAACCAGTTGCTCCAGTAGCCACGATGCTCAACTCAAGAGTGTCACCTTCAGTGATTTCAACGTTTTGCGGCTGCGTAGTGATTACTGGCAAAGCATTCACTGTCACAGTTGCAGCATTTGACGTTACAGTTGCACCACCTTCACCAGTTACTACGCAGGTGTAAGAACCAGCATCAGCAGGTACTACATTTGATTTGGTGTAAGTTGCAGATATTGCACCGGAGATGTTACTTGCGCCTTTCTTCCACTGATAACCCGTAGCACCAGTTGCAACAATACTCAGAGTCAGCGTTCCACCCTCATTAACGGTCTGGTTAGTTGGCTGTGTAGTAATCACTGGAGGAACTACAGAATCTTTCAGTTTTGCGTTGAGCATTGAGAAAGGTTTAACTCTTGCAAGCCATTCACAGTAAACGGTGTCAACATCTTTACCGTTGATGATTGCATACTGCAAATCCATGAAGAAATCAGCAGTTCTCATTTGAGCACCAACGCTGTAAAGAAGTTCTGAACTGAATGGGACTGTGTAGGCTGGCTCATAAGCAAAGTTGGTAACCTCTGCAATATCTGCTTCAGGCCAAGGTGAACTGTAAGTCAGTGGGAGAATAGCTTCCTGATATGTTCTGAAGTCATATCTTTTACCAGCTTTAACGTTCGCAATAAAACCTTTAACGAACTCTTTAAAATCTGGATATGTTTTTGCCTTAATCATTTTTATTAGCCTCTAATCTTGCATTTAATCTAAAGTAGCCTTTGTGTTGCGGAGAAACATCACCAAGAACTACACCTTCAATTTTATATCCCTTACCCATCACATACTGAATATCCATCAGGAAAGTACCCAGACCAACAATGTGAAACATTGGGTAGAGTAATTCTTCAGAATCTGGTAGGTCAATTTTAGGAGTGTATTTGAAGGTTGCAGTGGTTGGTGGGATATCCGTTTCAGGCCATTGACTAGTACGCCACGTTAAAGGAGTTGGGAGAACATCATCAAGATTATATCTCTCACCTTCTTCAATTGTTTGTACATAGGATTGTAGGAAGCAGTAAAAGTCTTTTCCACTCTTCGCCTTCATTATCTATCCTTAAATAATTAAAAAGGGGCTTTCGCCCCGAAGTACTTAAGCTTTAGTCTTAAGCAGGTTTTTAAGCTTTTTGAGATTCATAGTCTCATCAAACTTAAAGCCGAATCCATTGACGTATTCAATGAACTCAGATTTCTTACTCAAAGCAAGTGCGTAATCCATGTCGAAATCATTGCTTGGAGTTGCGTCTGGTGTAGTGTTCACATCAAACGAGATATCTGTAGGTGTCAGGTCACCACTTCTCATGTTGTCCACAAGAACGCATGTGTAGTTTGCTGGATAGAATGATACAGAGCCATCAACATAAGTGTACTTGTCATTGTGGATAAGATTTGAGAAGACCTTCAGGAAGGTTTCAGCGTCGTGACAGACAAGTTTAAACTTACTTTCTGCACCAAGAGCCATTAAGGAGTATGGACATTCTTCGCTTAGGTCGTATGAAGGGTTCACATTACATACCGTCACACGCATCAGGTTATTTGCAATTGTCTTCTGTTTAAAAGTGTCAGGTACGTAGTGCATACCTCTTCCACACTGATTAACCAACTCTTTTAAGAGGTCATTTGCATAAGGTGAAGTGACGGATACAGAACCATCACTATTATAATTAAAACTTACGGTTAACATTTATCAGTTCTCCTACGATTTATAATTTTGCTGCAATAGAGAAACGAAGCAAACTCACTGGAAGAAACCATTAAATGCTGTTCACTAGATTGAGCTACAGCCCTGAAATACATTCCAGTTAGAGCATCATAGTGACTATTCTTCCCAATAGAAGTTATATAGCCATGATTCTTTGCAGTCTGATACAACTCAATAATATCTGTGATTTCTAATTGTGAACTACACATAAATAATCCTCTTGTCTTCTGTAATTTTGAAAGAACAGGTACAGACCAATTTCAGAGGACGAATAGTAGATTGATTCTACCCTTTTTGATTCCTTACAGTGATTGGTATTATTACCTTTCTTCGGTTTATTAGATTTTCTCATTAAGTCTCCTTTGTAGATAAAGGCAGACCTACAGCTTTAAGTAAGATGGTACAGTAATCCATACAACAAGTCAAGAACTATTGCAACTGAAAAAAGTTGTTGACAAATGACTTGACAAGCTGTAGCCTAATAAAACACTTAGAAGATTACTTAAAAGACTCTTCTAAAAAGGCTATTTAAACAGATATCTTTCTGGATATCTATCTCTTATCTTAAAAGCCTTTTAAGAAGTCTTAGAAGGAGACTGAATGACAAAACGTACAAACAAAGGCCAATTCAAGAAAGGCCAGTCTGGTAACCCATCTGGAAGACCAAAAGGTTCACGTAACAAGAGTTCTCTTGTAAAAGCCCAATTAACCATTGACAACTCAGCAGAGTATGCTGCAAAGTTGTTTGAGGCAATTGTTACCAGAGACCCTGTAAAACTTGCAGAGTTTGGACTTTCACCAAATGATGTTCAGATTAAATCCATGATGGAAGCTGGTAAGGTCATCATGACCCACTCAGCAGGTGAGATGAAAGCCATCGCTGGAGACACTAAGAAGGGTGATGATAAGGGTGGAGACAAACCACAAGAGAACAAACCAACGTTCTCTGCTGTAGCGGCTCTGAAAAAATAATTTAAAAGATGTTGACAGGCTCTACGAAGATGTTCTAAAGTCTGTCACATCAAACAACAAATGAGAGAAGAGAGTAAAATATGAGCGATTTATTTAAACATTCGCACCTCCATGCAGGGCGAACTGAAAATGGTGCTGTTAACCATACATCATCAATGTCTGCCTTGGTAGACTTCTATAAAGCTGCTGGCTCAAGCCGTGGCAATGTAGAGATTCTCCCAGACTTGTTCTACAAAGCTTTGCGTGAGGATGTTGATGTAGCAGTTCGTATTTTACTGCATATGCGAGATGTACGAGAAGGTATGGGTGAGCGTAAAGCTTTCCGAACTGTCCTCTTACAAGCAATCGAAGATAACATTCTGGATTCTTTCCAAGTTCTTCGTATCATGGATAAGATTTCTGAATTAGGTCGTTTCGATGACTTCAAAATCTTCGTAGGTACTCGTTATGAGACAGATGCTTTCAAGCATTTAGAAGCAGCCTTGTTAGACCCTGATACAGCAGGTTTAGCAGCTAAGTGGTTACCACGAGTAAAACCACGCCACAAAAAGTTTGTAAAACGTTTCTGTAAGTTTGCAAACTTGAGTGAGAAAGAATACCGTACACTGTTATCAGCTTTGTCTGATACCGTTGAACAGAAAATCTCTACAAATAACTTTGGTGAGATTGACTACAGCAAGATTCCTTCACTGGCTGCTGCACGTTACCAAAAACTGTTCAGCAAGAAAGACGGTGAACGTTATACAGCTTACGTTGAAGCTTTATCCAAAGGTGAGGCCAAGATTAATGCTGGTGCTGTGTACCCATACGATATTCTGAAGTCCGTTAATCATGGTAAAGCAAGTGTTGCAAACGAACAGTGGAAAGCATTACCAAACTGGATGGCAGAAGGTGAAAACATTCTGTGCATGTCAGATGTATCAGCGTCTATGACTTGGCAGACATTTGGTTCTGTAACTGCTCTTGATATTGGCCTGTCTTTGGCGTTATATGTCTCAGAACGCAATACAGGGTGCTTTAAAGATGAGTTAATGGTTTACTCCACAAGACCTCACTTTATCACTCTGAGTGGTGATTTACAGACTCGTATGCGTCAAGTAATGAGTCATGTTGAGTATGGTTCAACAAACCTGCAAGCAGCATTTGACCGTATTCTTGAAATTGGTGTAAGAAATGGCTTGACTCAGGTAGCAATGCCAAGTAAGCTTATTATCTTCTCTGATATGGAGTTCAATCAGGTTGACGGTGCAAATGGTTGTACAAACTTCGAAGCAATTCGTAGTAAGTACGAAAAAGCTGGATACGAAATGCCACAACTGGTATTCTGGTACTTAGCAAACCGTAATGGTACTTGCGAAGTGTCTGTTAAGGATAATGGTGTAGCAATGGTATCAGGTTTCTCTCCAGCCACTTTAAAAGCTCTGCTTGGTGGTGAGAAGTTTGACCCAATCAGCGTAATGCTCAAAGCAGTAATGATTGACCGTTACATCTGGTAAAAAGTTTTAAAAAGGGTATTGACAATCTGCTCGATACCCTTTAATATGTTCTACATAGAAACGAAATCGAGAGTTTTTCTAAGATACTGAAAAATATTTTAAAAAAGTTCTTGACAACCACTAAAAAATAATGTTAAAGTGGTTACATAGAGTTTGAAAAGATTATCTCCGTTTAGCTCAGTTTGGTAGAGTGCGCCGTTTGGGGCGGTGAGGTCGAAGGTTCAATCCCTTCAACGGAGACCAAATTAATGTTCCAGTAGACAAATTGGTAAAGTCACCACACTTTCAATGTGGAGTTTTGAGGGTTCAAGTCCCTTCTGGAACGCCAAATTTGACAGAAGACCAAGTACAGCAAATAACTTTACTTTTCGCGCATAGAAAACTTAAAAGTTTGGTCTGGTCATAAAAGTTCGCGGGTATAGAGAAAGGGCGTCTCACATGTCTCATTAGCATGGTATCGGCAGGTTCGACTCCTGCACCCGCCTCCAAATTTGCAGAAGACCGTTTACAGCAATCTCAAAAATTTTTATCGGAAAAAATGAAAAGATACGGTCTGGCAATACTAAACATGGTGAGGAAGCACATAAGGCATGTGCGGTCGGCTGTTAACCGAATGGTATAGGGTTCGAATCCCTAACTCACCGCCAAGATTTGGGAGAGAAGCGTAATGCTCACCGATTTGTAAGGTGTAAGTCCTTAGCCTGAATAGAATAAAATGCGTCGTTATCCCGTAGATGGAAGCGGTGGTGACTGTAAATCACTTGTCATTATGACTCGGTAGGTTCGACTCCTTCACGGCGCACCAAATAAAGGTTATGTAGTTTAATCTGGTTAAAATACCTCACTGTCACTGAGGAAGATGAGGGTTCAAATCCCTTCGTAACCGCCAATTTTGAGAGGGCTTTCTAGCCCCTCCCTTAAAGAGTTCTTACGAGTATTCTTTAAAGGAGCAGAAGACCAAATTCAGCAAGCCAACTTAAAAAATTTCAAGCCAATTTAATTTTGAAAAATTTAAAACTTGGTCTGGCTCAACAAATTTACAGAAGACCGTTTACAGCAAGTATAAAACAATCTATTTCTCTGGTAAAGAAAAGGAGAAGGTTCGATTCCTTCACACGTTACGGCGTGTTGGTGTAATGGTAGCACTTAAGATAAACAACGGTCTGGTAATCCTCTTTGCAGTGACTTATGGAGCTAAATGTCGTCCCATGAGTGCCGATGAATTTCCTTAGCATGATTCTAGATTAGCTTAATAGGAAATGACTCTACAAACCCTTTAGCAAGGTTTGCGTAGGTTACTGCAAAGATGATTTAATGGGGGTGTAGCAGAAAGGTGATGCGGCAGACTTTTAATCTGACAGGCGACGGGTTCGAATCCCTCCACTCCCACCAATATGGTTCAGTCGCAGATAAGGTAATGCAAGGGTTTCATAAGCCCTATGAATGTGGGTTCGAATCCCATCTGAACCTCCAAGCTGGTATAGTTAAGAAGGTTATAACACTCCCCTGATAAGGGAACATCGGTGGTTCGATTCCACCTACCAGTACCAATTTCAATAAAGTTGTTGACATGGAGATGTGACTACTTTATAGTAGCCTTAGTTTTCGTTAGCGTAGCGTCTATTTTGCAAACTTAAAAATAAATGCAAACGATAATGCTTTTCTGGCAGTAGCTTAATAGGCTAAACACCAGTGAGGTCTTCCAATTCCTCATCAAAGAATTTGGCGTACTCGCCCACGGTATGATTAATAAGGTGGGCAACATTCTAAAGGGTATCCCGTATGGGGCTTGGCTTAAATGCAATGAGTACCCTTTAAAATGTTAATGCACCCTTAGTTCAATTGGATAGAGCAAGTGCCTTCTAAGCACTGAGTTACAGGTTCGAGTCCTGTAGGGTGTGCCAGTTTAATGGTCAAGACAACACTAGTAAGCCATCTGGATACATGTTAACAGATGTACGAAAGTCGGAAAGTTGCTGAAGGTTAGCTACCTTCGAGAGTAAGTAGGTTCGACTCCTACCTTGACTGCCAAATAGTTAGCAGATTACTTAGACGACCTTAGCGGGTCTCCGTGTTGATTCAGATGAGTCAACTTCATAAGGAGGTGGTCTGTATCTCATGTTTTCCAGAACATGTAAATAATCTGAGAAGAGGCTTGACAGTGTTGTGACAATACGGTAAGCTTCGAATTATAGTGTTAATAGGGGTGAGCTAAGGCAGCAATAGAGTCTCCAAAATTCTTGATTAGAGTTCGAATCTCTACACCCCTGCCAGAATAGGTACTTGTATGAAACTTTGTAGAAAATGCTCACAAGAAAAACCTTTAAGTTGTTTTCATAAGCGTGGTAATGGATACCAGTCAGTATGCAAAGATTGCAAATCCAAATACTCTTCTAAGAAGTATCAAGAAGACCCAACTTATAAAGCTAAAAGGAAAATTAGGGCGGTAGCTGACAGAAAAAGAAACAGAGAGTTTCTTAACCGATACAAAAGAATCTGCAAATGCAGAGTTTGTGGTGAATCTGAACCAGTAGCATTAGACTTCCACCATTTAGACCCAAATGAAAAAGACTTTGAACCTAGCAATTTAAAGACTTACTCTAGAGGGACTATTAAGAGAGAAGTTAGAAAATGTGTTGTACTGTGTTCTAACTGTCATAGGAAAGTTCATGCAGGACTGTTAGAGGTTTAACAGTCTTATTAGGGGTAGATAGCGGCTAATGGAAGCCAAATTGTCTTGAAAACAATTGCCATTGTAGTGATACGGTGAGGGTTCGACTCCTTTATCTACCGCCTAATGAGATTTAAGCCCACGCTCTGGTACAGCGTTCGGTTTCCCTCGTGTATTGTCGTACACGCACAACAAAGCACCTAGTAGGTGTCACGGAGAAGAGATAATATCAAGCTCTCCAAAGGTTCTAGTCACCGGATTAAACAAGACTATGCAAAGACCAGTTAGGTCTTTTTAGAGAATTGTTAAGGCATTTGATACCATTGTTGCTTTGGCGTCTTAGCAGTTCTCTACAAAGATTTAATGGGAGATTGACGGTAATTGGTAAACCTACCATCCTTAGAAGTTGGTGTTTGAGGGTTCGAATCCCTTGTCTCCTACCAAATTAATGCAGGTGTAGCAAAATGGTTATGCGGCTGACTCTTAATCAGTAAGACGATGGGTTCAATTCCCTCCACCTGTACCAAATATTGGGGTTGTAGTTTAAATGGTTAAAACATAAGTTTTGCAAACTTAAGTACAGGGTTCGATTCCCTGCTTCTCCACCAATTAGTGCATCCATAGTTTAAACGGGAAAATTACAGTCTTCCAAACTGAGGTTGAGGGTTCGATTCCCTCTGGATGCTCCAAATTAATGCTCCTATCGTATAATTGGCTATTACGGTTGCCTTGTAAGCAACTTATCAGGGTTCGAATCCTTGTGGGAGCACCAATTCAGAGGTCGAGTGAAAGACCGCTTGAGTCAACTGAAGACCGTAACAAATTCCACGGAGTTGAGTTAGCGGCACAACTTCAGACCTCTTTTCATACTCGCTTAGTTTATACGGTAAAGCCCCATCCTTACAAGTTGGTGAAGAAGGTTCAAGTCCTTCAGCGAGTACCAATGTTCCAGTATCCCAATTGGCAGAGGATGCAAGCTCAAACCTTGTATTAGTGACGGTTCGAATCCGTCTTGGAACACCAATTTTAGGAGATTCCTATGAAGCCTTATGGTAGACACGGTAAAGTTGAAATTGCAAGTTGTGGTTGCTGTGCTTCTCACGATGGTGAAGAAGATTACTACAAGTGGCGTACAGACCATCGTAGACGCTTTCTCAGAAGAGATAAGAAGAGAGCTAGACAGGAATCTCAAAAGAACATTGCAGAATTAGTTCAAATGGATAGAGCAGCAGCCTACGAAGTTGCTTGTTAGGGGTTCGAATCCCTTATTCTGCACCAATTTAAAGAGGCTATTTAAATGAGATATTTGAAGTATGCTTCATGGATTTTCCTAGCTTTGCTAGAGCCATTTGCAGCAATCTTAGCAGTAATCTTAGCACCCTTTGTGGTTCCATTCTACAGTGAGAGGAAAGGTCACTTACCTTTTGGATTCAGATGGATGGAAACTTATGATAACCCGATTGACGGTGACAAAGGTCACGTTGAGCGATGGGCTAAGATTCGAAAGATTGGTAAGCTCGGTGTTTATATGCAGAGAGTTGGATGGCTCTGGAGAAACAAAGCTTATAACTTCTCTTACCATGTATTAGGAAGAGATGTAAAAGATGTTACTAAGTGGAAAGGTAATATCAACGTAAGTTCTAACCCTGAAGATAAACAGACAGGTTATCTCCTGATGTGGAACAGTAATGCTTGGGGTTTATTCGCTTTTATCCCGTCAATTAAAATCTTTGGTAAACAATTTTACTGGAGAATTTATGTTGGTTGGAAACTTAAAAGTGTTGTCCCAGAAGAAAGAGCATTTTCAAGGGAAAGAATTATGTTGGCATTCTTTATTCATCCACTAAGAAAGTAAAGATTTAAAGGGGATTAGTTTACAAGGTTAAAACCTCGGTCTTTGAAATCGAAGAAGTTGGTTCAATTCCAACATCCCCCGCCAATGCTCCATTACTCCAATTGGCAGAGAGGCCAGACTTAAAATCTGTGTTATGTATCGGTTCGAATCCGATATGGAGTACCAAATTAATAGCAGTGTAGCATAACTGGCAATGCTCCAGCCTCTGAAGCTGAAAGATTAAGGTTCAAATCCTTACGCTGCTGCCACTTCTAAGGGTTCTTACGAGAGTCCTTACATGTGTCCTTATCATAAATGGATAATGACCCATGCTGTGAACATGGTCTATACGGGTTCGATTCCCGTAGGTCACCCCAAATTTAATGGGTTAAGTAGCTTATATGGTTAAAGCGCGTGTCTGAAAAACATGAGAAGAGGGTTCAAATCCCACTAACCCGCCAATTTCAAAAGGTGCTTAATGAAAGAGATGACAGAACAAGGTAAAGAGATTTTTAATCTCCTGAAATCCGGTAACGGGTTTTCTAACCCTCTTATTACTGGTGCAGCAATCCTTGGTGGCACAATTGCCGCTTCTACTTCATTAGTAAGCTCTATTAGCTCGGTATCAGACCCTACAGTAAAAGATAAACTTATTGCTGCTGGTTTGACTACAGCCTTGTTAAGTAGCTTCTCAACGAGCCTTGGAAGCACTACAACGACAACTAACACTTTGACTCAATACGGGCAGAAGTCTGTAGATGAGTTCTCATCACGTATGCAGGTAGCTAAAGGTTACTCTAACGTTATGGGTGCAGCAGGAGAACAAGTTGGTTGTACACCGTTTAGTGGAATCATGGGAGTAGCTACAGAGTACGGTCAAAAAGCTATGGATTTGATTAACACCTCCATAGACACTGTGAATGGCGTTCTAAGTGATTTGCAAGATGCAATCAACAAAGGACTAGATACTATATCTCCCTTAGCCTCACAAGCCGTTACAGCGATTAATCAGGGCATTGCTAAGATTACTGCATATGCTAATGAGGTCACTCAGATGATTGCAGATGAAGCAGCGTTAATTGCTGATTACTTGAAAACGAATATCAATGGTTTCCTTGCAGGTATCTTACCAGACTGGTTTGATGATGCTTGTAAAACTGGCGTGATTGATTCAATCGCAACTCCAGAGATGAAGGATGCCTTGAATAAATAATTGGAAGATTAACCCTAAAAGGTAAGGGAACAGTTTGCTAAACTGTCAGTAACCGAGAAATCGGCGTACCAGTTCAAGTCTGGTATCTTCCTCCAATTTAATGCGTCGATGACAGAAATGGCTATGTGCCTGTCTGCAAAACAGGATTATGAGGGTTCGACTCCCTTTCGACGCTCCAAATTATTTTACTCTCTCTCAAAATAAAATAATAACGCCCTGCTACGAGTATTCTTCCTTTCGCTACCGAAGAGTATTTTTAGACAGGGCTTTTTTACAGATGTATACTTTATAAGAAGACTTATACAGTATGTCTCTGGCATACATTGTGGTTTCTCCTTGACGGTCTCTGCGCCGTCTTTTTTCAGGAGAACCATTCACTTATTATTTTGGAGAAATACAATGAACGAGACTAATGTTTACAAAGAACTTTATGAAGCAAACAAAAGAGCCGAACTGTTGCAGAACACTATTATCAGTGTTGCTCACCGTCTGGCTAATGCAACTGGTAAGGACATTAAAGAAACCAATATGGATGAACTGTTAGACGCAGTTGATGCAAAGTTTGGTGTTAAGGCTGCCGAAGAAGTTGCTGCTGAATAA